GATATTTATAATAAAGAATTCCATATGGTTAGACAAGATACATATGTAAGAATATCGGAGGAGTTTGGAACTGCGGTTGGAATGGCAAGAGGATTAGAAATGTGGGATGCTTCAACTCATAAGATAACCGATGATATGAGATGTAACGAATTGATATACCATACTATTGAGGATGGTTCTTATCAGCAGATTCGTAGAGAGGTCCTTCGTTTAGAGAAGATAGCAAGAAGAGGAATTAAAGAATTAACTATATATAAGAAAGCAATTAAAGGTGATAGTAGAACTACAACAAAACCAAAGAAGGTACTTCAAAGAGGATAATGGATATAAGATATCCGCTAAGGAGGGATTAACCCCCGTTACGATTCAAGTCTTAGAGGATGATTTGGATATAGAGGGCGTATTACCTTTTGATATCAAAGGCGTTATTATTTATCTAAGGAATTACAATCGCTATTTGGCATCTTCGGAGTTATTAGAAACCCTTGCGGACTCGGTTTCTATAAACCCCCACTACACATATAAGGAACACTCTAAGGTATTAGGTGCTAGAATGGGAAAGACAATCCCTATTATACCAATAGATACCCTAAAGATATTAGAGGAGATAGAGAAACAAAAGGGTAAGATTCCTTTTTCAGGTGTTAAGGATGTAGAGTGGGAGATTAATGGTAACGATACTTCAGTTCTTATTAAACAAATCATATGGACATTATCCCCTAATGCTGAAAAACCATTAGATACATATAAGGTATTTGATTTAAATCTTTCCGCAGATTACTCAATAGATGCTATACCCGTAGAACCATTAGATAAGGATGCGAGAGTACCCGAAGATAAACTGGCTAATAACATTAAGATAATTAACGATAGGTTAGCACAATTGAATTCCGATTTCCAAGCTATTAAGGATATATTCTACTTTGGGAAGATTACACCTACTTCAACAACTAAATATACTATTCTTGCCGCAGCAGATTCGGGAGATGATATATCCGTTCAAGTGGTGAGTAAATCTTCTACCGCCGTAGATAAGCAACCCCTCGTATCCACATCTCAATCCGATGCCGCCCAAGCCAAAGCAGATGATTTGGCACAAAAGGTAGAGCAGGCTCAAACGGATTTACAAAAGAAGATTGACCAAACGGAGAATACCATTAAAACTGCTCAAGCGGGCGATACGGCCGCTCAATCGGAATTAAGAAGACAATTACTCCAAGCACAACAAAACCTAACGAATACAAACGCATCACTCCTAAGTAGATTAAAAGCGAAAGGAATTGATATATAATAGAATAGTATGAAAAGATTCGGAGATATCGCTGTTATGTTTATACTATTACCATTGATGATTTTAATGGGTATTTTGGTTGGTTTATACTTTATGGTACGTTTTCCCCTATGGTGGATAGAAAGAGCGTTAAAGACGAGGAAAAGGTGGTTAAAAGTGTAACTATCAATAGAGATAACAAAAATTTTCTTTTTTAAAAACGACCAGGCCCCCAACCCCCACCCCCTTAAAAGTTATGAAAAAAACACTTTGGACATATGGAGATAGTTTTACTGAATCACTTAACACTACAAACGGAGCATTGTGGGTTGATAAGTATGTTGCTTGGAAAGGTTACATACCCAGAGTATATGGTGAAATAATTTCAGATGAGATGGGAATGGAATTAGTTAATTTAGGTAGAGGCGGTTCTGATAATTATAGTATATTCCAATCCGTATGTGATTCAGCCAATCTTATTAATTCAAATGATGTTATTATAATAGGATGGTCATCTTGTACTCGATTCCGTTTGGTTGATAAATGGGATAATTGGAAACCAATAATACCAATGTTCGATGGAAACATAAGGAATTTAGAAGATGTATCGAATACTACTTTGGAAGAGGTATTAATTAATAGAACAAAAACAAAATATGCTAGTGAGGTTCATAGTTGGATAAAGTTATTGAATATTGCATTTCCTAATAATCTCATAATACATTGGTCGCCGTTGGATAGAATCGTAAGTAAAAACTACATAGGGAATGTAACAAATATAACCAAAGAAACAAATGAAGAAATAGTTAATGGTCACTATGGTGAAGTAGGGCATATACAATTAGCAAATGAGTTTATCAGAATGATTAAATCAAATACGAATATAAAGCTCATATAATATTTGGAAATTTAAAATTATTATCGTATATTGTAGGTTATGAATATTACTGTCTTAGATAAGTTAGAAAAAGGTTGGATATCTTTAGAATGGAAAACGTATCTTCCAAAAACTAATCTGTCTAATCAAAATCTTTCGGAATTGGTTGATAAGTTAGATAATTGGAAGTCTAATAGGAAGTGTAAGGAGATAATACTGGTCAAATACAAATCTATGCCCGCATATATAACTCTTAAAAGAGAGGATTTTAAATCTATGGGTAAGTGGTTGATGGGTAGATTAACCGCATTAGAAATGTATGAAGAATGTGCTAAGCTACATTCGATTTCAAATAAATTATAATTTAATATGTTTACAACTTATATAGATGATTTTCTAACAAACTATGAATGTGAATCGATTATAGAATTGGGTAATTCGATAGGATTGGAAGCAATGAAATCATCACGTATTGTTAATGGTAAAGTTGTTGATTCAAACGTAGATTACGCTGGTAATAAACGTATGGGATGTTATTTTGTAGATGATACCTTAAATTGTGATTTATTAAAATCGGTATCTAACAAAATAATCAATATATCAAATGAATTAAATCCATACAACGGAATAAAGTATAACTCTATTCCAAAATATTCATTCAATCGATATTCGGCGGGTGATTTCTTAGATTGGCATTCTGATTCGCATGAGATAATGTATGGGGCTACTATTACATATATAATCCAATTAAACGATGAGTATGATGATGGATATGTTAAGTATATAATAAATGATGAAGAATATACTATTCAAAAAAAGCAGGGCAGTGTTTTCATATTCGATTCTAATATAGTTCATTCTGTAGATAACGTTACTGCCGGCATACGATATTCATTAAATGTTTGGCCAAGTTGTATAAAGCAAAAGAGTTTAATATGAAAAAGAAAAAACCATATTATGATTGAAAAACTATACTACGATGATTCGACTTACATTTGGAAAACAAAATTAAATCGATTAGAAGATAAACAATTCTTTTTAAAAGAAGCATATAGTATTATAGATTCGATGCCGGATGTAAAAACAGATGGCTTTGCTTATAAAAGCGAATGGAATGGTAATTTAGATTTTACTGGTGATTTTATTGTAGAAACAAAATTAGATGAAATAGTTCAAATCGGTGTTAATGAATGTAAAAAACTATACAATGAAAAAAATATAACATACAATAAAATAAATACAGATGCGTGGGTTAATGTAGTTCGTTCACAAAACCCGGTACAAATACAATTTAAACACAAAGATTTAAAAGGTATTGATAAGTATCATATTCATACTGATATAAATAAGGATATGAAATTGTTTGTACCACATTATACATATGTTTACTATATTCAAATGCCAGATGTGATGAATGGGGAAGATGGTGTGTTATATTTTAAAGGCAAAAATGATAAAGAATATTGGATAAGGCCGGAAGAAGATGATTTGATAATAATGGAAGCCGATATGCCACACTCACCTCAAAATGCTCCCAAATCTACAATAGATAGAATTGTTATGGCGGGTAATGTAGGATTTACGTTTATTAAAAAAGAAAAAAGTTTAATATAATGTTAGTTGATAATAAATTTATATCTTTAAGTTTGCCAAGATGCGCATCTACATCATTTTATATAACATGTTTACGAAACAATATAAATATCGAACATTATGATGAAATGTTTTATAAAAAGTGGAGTAGTATTATTGATATGAATATGTCCAATGAGGAATTGGCTGATACGATTGTGCATGGGCATGAAAAAATTACAGATTTGTATAAAAAATTTGGTTATGAATATGATATAATTGGTGTAAGAAGAAATAGACACGATAGGTTTATATCATTATGGAAGCATGTGGTTGACTTATCTAATTCCGCAAACTCCCCATTATTAAATCTTAGATTAGAGAATCTAAAATTAGATGATATTTTATTTTATACTAAAGATGATTTAATAAGTGAGCAAACGAGAGTAGATGTTATTAAGGAGTTTGTAAATAGAAATGGAATAAGGCCTTATATGAATGATACAGTTAGAAAAATGCTTTATATATTGTTCACACCAATATCAGAATACCACAACCATGACCCAAATATTATATGGTTTGAATTTGATAAATTATATGAGTTAGAAAATTGGGTTTCTGAAAAGTTAGGTAGAGAGTTTAAATTGGAAAAATCAAATAGTAGTAATCATTTTAAAACAAATTTAATATTGAATGATACGTTTATAAAACGATATAATAATATCTATGATTATTACGATTTACCAAAAAAAGAAAAAAGTTTAATATAGTATGATTGATTATAAAGAAATATTTAAAGCTTGGAAAGCATCATTTAATCCAACTGCTATTCAAGAAGAATTAGCTAAAAAAAGATTATCTATTTGTTTAGGATGCGAACATAGAAAAGAGGTATTGAAAGGAGTAGAGTGGAGTGCAGTTTGTGGAAAATGCGGATGCCCCTTAAATAAAAAAGTATTTTCTCAAAATTTTAGTCCATGTCCAATAGGAAAGTGGGAAAATATAGATTCACAATATATAAAGTCATTGGATATAAAAAAGAAAAATTCACTAATTTAATTCAAACCGATATTTATAGGTGATAATACTAAAAAAATAAAAATTAATTATGAAAGGAACTATAATTGGTAGCGATTTATTGGAGTATGGTAATTCCGTAAAGTTTTTAGAAATAAATACCAATACCACAATTTACAATACAGGTGCTGATTATTTAGATTACGATGCTTTATTTAATGTTTTAAATGAGAATGGAATAACTGAATTCCATTTTATATGGACAGAAACATCGGCATATACTCCACTAAATGAACAATTTAAATTTAAAAAATTATTAGAAGAAAATTGTTTAGCAAATGGAATAACTTTCCAAGATTACGCAGTACCTTATAACTCTGTAACTGTACCTTATATAGAAGATGCAGTTAATAAGTTTATTTTAAGACAATCATTTGATACAACTGCTTTAGTAGATGAAACGTATTGTGCCGATAAATTTGAGTTCTTTTCATTAATGAGTGGTTCTAATTATATACCAAAAACATTTTTTACATCGGATAGTTTAAGTTTAGAAAGCTTAAATGATGTTGATTATGAAACAACGGAAACGCCAAACGTAATAGTTAAAGCCAGATATCCACAATATGAAATAATGGATTATCCTGCATTATATAGGGCTTCCGATACTACCGAATTATCCACAATTAAAGATAGTGTAGAAACAAATCATTTAGTTCAGGAGTTTATTTTTTCAGAAGATAATGTTGTAAATGGTAGATATTCAATTATAAGAAGCATTGATATAATTTATGGTGGAAATTTAGATGTAATAAATTTAGGCGGATATAGACAATCAACCATAATTCCATTAACATTTACACCTGATGAGTTTGTATCAGGTACAAATAAACTAAATCAAAAAAGCAGATATAAATACATTACAAAAGAATTAGGTAACTTTGCAAAAAATGATTACCATACCGATGATGATAGTGTTATTTTGAAATTTGATGGAACGTTAATGGATATAGATACTATTCAATTAGGCGATTATGTTCGTTCTATTGATTATGTAGATTTCAACGATAATCATGCTGCTAAATTTGAACAGGATAAAATCGAAACATTTGGATGGAATAGTACAATATCGCAAGATAATTCAACATTAATACAAACCGGGTCGGTACTACAACATATTATATCCGCTTCAGTTGATACAATATACATTCGTATAACATTGGAAGATGGTAGAAGTTGGACAGATGCTCCTTCTGCAAAATATTATATAGAGCAATCTGGTTCTTTAGCTACTAGATTTGAAAATGTTAATAAGATGTATGTGGGTGATAAGTTAGTTATTACGGATTCTACTACTAATGAACTAACAACCATCGCTATCGCTGGATTGGAAATGGAACACGCTAATAAAACTATTTATAGTTTGGATTTTGAATCATCCGACCTTTTCTTAGTTGATTTTGGTGATGGTGATTTTGGTGTACAACATAACAGTTGTTGGTGTCCTTGGAACTATTGTGGTCACTGGTGTAATAGTAATTATTGTCCAGGATGTGGTGGTGGTGGTGGTAGTAGATTGCAAAAGATTTAATAACAATTAAAAAACTAAAATAATATGGCAGAAAGTGTAAGAGTAGAAAGACCTGCTCAAATTATAAAAGCAAATGTAACTCCAATTTCAACAGATGTAAAAGTTAAAGTAGCAGCTGCTTTTCAAGAAGTAGTAAATAAAATTAAAGAAAAGCACCTTTAATTTTAATCATGCTTTATGAAGTTATTTACATTTGGAGATAGTTGGACTGAAGGAGTTGGTGGTGATTTAGAAGAGGAATATACTACAGATGTTCCAATAGAAAGAACAAATATACGACATAAGTACGCATGGCCTACGCAACTATCTAAACTACTTAATATAGAAGTAGAAAATTTAGGAGCAGGTGGTTCATCTAATAACGCTATTTTTAATGCTATATCTTTTAAATTACGAAATGGATTTATTACTAATAAAGATTTTGTAGTTATAATGTGGTCATCATCTTTAAGAGATGCTGTACCATTCTTTCCAGAAATAAATTCATTTGTTTTTTGGGGGAAAAGACATAAACAAAAAGAACATCTTTTTGAATATCTAAAAGAAACCAATTTCTATGGTTTGCCTATAAAAAATGAAAACATACATTTTACAAGGGCTGAAAAAAACTTTAGGCAGTACTACTACGATAATTTATTTACAGATGATTACTACGATATAGTAAATCAAAACTATATTATATATCTACAATATATTTTTAATGAATTAGGGATACGATATATGTTTTGCGATGCTTTTGATTCAATGATTCGGGGTGATATTAGAGATTCAATAAACAAAGTAAATCTTATAAATGAAAATAGATACTGGGGATTAGGTCAAAAGACTTTAAAAGATGTATTAGGAGCATTAAATAGAAGTGATGTTTGGGAGGATAATATGTTATGGACAGATACTACAATTGGAAAGCATCCTAGTAAAAATGGATATAAGATAATAGCAGATGAAATGCATGATTTTATTGTTAAAAATAATCTACTAACCCCCATACGAATAGATAATTCCTTTTTAATATGATGTACAATAAAAACTTTTACTTTGATGAAAAGGAGTGCAAACATATTATAGATTTTTGTACAACTAATGGAGAATTTTTTAATTACGATTCAAATGAAGTTTGGGATTGTAGGCGTGTGTATGATGAAAATTTTAAGGAGTATGTATTGGATAGAATTTTAAAAGTACAAAAATTTGAATCATTTAACATACGAAACATAAATGTGAGTATGACAAGATACTATGATGGTAGGCGGTTAGATTTACATTTGGATAAAACTTCAAACTATACAACAGTTATATCTTTAACAAATGATTATGATGATGGTAGATTTGTGTTATCTAATACGTTTTGTGAACTAAATGATGCGGATACAAAAATTAATTTAAATATAGGAGAGGGTATTACATTTGAAGGTAATAGTATTTATCACGGAGTTATGCCGGTGACAATCGGATTACGATGTGCATTAAATATATGGATGAATGATACCGATTTTGTTTACTATAAATTAGATAATCAAAAGAAACTGATATGAGAATATTAATAATTTCATTACCAAGAACAGGCTCCACTTCATTGCTAAAGAATATATCCAAATCAAAAAAACTTAAAGAAGTATTTGAACCATTTGATGGTACTAATAGATATACATATAATGATGCGATGGATAATGTTGTAGTAAAAACTATTGTTTTGTTTCAGAAGCCATCCGATGTATTGGATTATAATGAATGGATATTAGAGTTTTCAAAAAAATTTGATGAGGTAATCCTATTATCTAGAAAGAATTTAATAGAGTGCGCCGAAAGCCATGCATATGCAGTTTTCAATAGAAAGAAGGGGTTTACATCCGAAATGCAATATATTTGGAATGAAACGCCAAACTTTGATAAGTGTTATTCTGATATAATAAAGTGGGATACTACTTTAAAAATGATATCTACAAAATTAGATATACCAATTACATATTATGAAGATATCTATGATTTAAATAGTGAGAATAGATTAAGAAAGGGAAATCGTGATGAATATACGCAAAGTTTAATATAATGGTAGATTTAAAAAGTTACATATGTAGTGTTCCATTTGAAGCATTGGAGATAATGGAAAAACAAAACCATATGTGTTGCTCTAGTTGGCTTACTAAAGAACTACCAAACAATGTTCCATTAAAAGAATTATGGAACTCATCCGAAGCTATTGATATACGAAATTCGGTTATGGATGGTTCGTACAAATATTGTGATAAAGTAAAATGTCCATTTTTATCAAAATTAATAAAATATAAAACAAACACTTCAGGACCTATAAAACATATTAATAATTTGACTGAAGTTATGCAAAAAAGTTATGAAACTAAAAATACAATATTAGATGTTGGCCCTAAGATAATTCAAATGTCGTTTGATAGGACTTGTAATTTTAAATGCCCATCGTGTAGAATAGATATGATAGTTGCGGATAGTGGTAAGATTAAAAGTATTAATGCAACCATAGATGAAATAGAAGAAGCTTATTCCAATTCCATAGAAACCATATATTGTTCAGGCACAGCAGACCCATTTGCATCTGCTTCATATAGAAACTATCTTAGAAAATTTGATGCATCAAAATATCCAAATTTAAAATCAATCCACCTACATACAAATGCCAGTTTGTGGAATAAAGAAATGTGGGATAGTATGCCAAATATACATAAGTATGTTCATAGTTGTGAAATAAGTATAGATGCCGGTGCACAATATACTTACGAAAATGTAACAAGGTTAGGGGGTAATTGGGATAATTTAATTTCAAATTTAAATTTCATTTCAACTATAAAATCATTGGAGAGTATTAAGTGTTCTTTTGTGGTCCAACAATCAAATTACAATGAAATGGAAACATTTTTAAATTTAATGTATTCCATATTCAAAAATAAAACAAAAGTGTTTTTTGGTAGAATTACAAATTGGGGTACGTTTTCCGATGTTCAATTTAAATTAATTGATATTGGGGATAGTAATCATCCGGAGCATTCGTTATTCGTAAAAGAATTTAAAAAAGTTGCAACTAATCCATATGTATTTCACAATATGTATGAATTGATAGATTTAAAAAAATATTTAATTTAGAATATGAATTTAGACAAAGATGAATTTTATTTTTTGAAATCGGAAGTAGATAAAACCGATGTATTAGAGGGTGATGATTTAAAATATACAAAATTAGCTCATCCTGGATTATATCTTACAATAGCAGGAGATAATGGTGGGGTATTTTATACTGAAAAAAGTTTTGTTTTATCTTTAAAAAATGAATCTTTAAATAAATTCGTATGCAATAAATTCAATGAAACATACGAAAACTTATATATGATGCACCGATTGATTTATGGCGTTGGTGGTTATGCAAAAAGGCACAAAGATAGGTTTACTACACATAAAACAATTAGTTTAATTTTATCAGATGATTTTGATGGTGGCGATATGTATGTAAATGATAAAAAAGTAGAATTGAATAAGAAAGGTGATTACATTTGTTTTAACGGCGGTGAAGATTGGCATTCTGTTGATAAAGTAACTAAGGGATTTAGAGATGTTTTAATTGTTTGGTTTTCAAAAAAACAATCAAAGTTTACTTTAATTTAAATTTGGTTTTTTAAAATTTTTTACATATATTTGGTTATATGATAGTAGTACCCGAAACTCCAATAACAGATGTTAGTTTCACTAAGTGGAATCCGTGCATCAAAATAGAAGTCAAAGATGAATCCTTAGAGGATACATTCCATTATTACATTATACCCCTCATCGATGTATCACAGCAAGAATTAGAGAATAATTTGGAATCTATACCATCGTTATGGTCATCCGAATCTACTGAATTTGAATCCGAAGAAGGAATCACTCTTTATACTATGCGATTATTCGATGAAGATATGCCGGAATTAACCACAGAAGAGGAAGTTGAAATACTTTATAAAATTTTAACAAAAAAAGACCTATATTAATTTGGAAATTTGAAAAAATTTTTGTATATTTGAGGTATCTTTTTATTATTACTATATAGCAGACAGCACAGAAACACTAAAAGATTAAAATAAAACTTAAAAAATCAAAGTATGAAACAAAAGACAGAAAAAGAACTGAAAGACAACTACGAGAAGTTTATTGCCGTTATCAAAAAGTATTTTACAGGAGATAGGTTAGAGAAACTTCTTTTTATGTATTCAGAAGAAGAATTAGGACAAAATCTTGCAATTGCTCCAGCTAGTGGTAATGCAGGATATCATAACTGCTATACAGGTGGTTACATAGACCATATTTTTAATGTTTGTAAAAATTCACTTAAAGTTAAAGAATTATTTATTCAGTTAGGTGGTAAAGTAGATTTTACAGATGAAGAATTAATATTCGTAGCATTACATCACGATTTAGGAAAGTTGGGAACTAAGGGTAAACCATATTATACACCAAATCCTTCAGATTGGCACATTAAGAATCAGGGTAAAGTATATACTGCTAACCCAGAACTACATCATATGACTCATACCGATAGAACTATATTTGTTTTACAACATTATGGTATCACTTTTTCAGAAGCTGAATATTTTGGTATGAAATTAACCGATGGATTATATGATGAAGATAATATGAAATACTTAAAGGTATTCGATATTAGTAAAAGAATGAAGTATAAAATACCATATATTATGCATTGGGCAGACCATATGAGTACTGTAATAGAATCACAAAGCAACGAAATATAAACATAATTTTCGAAAGGTGGTAGCGGTTGCTTACCAATGATTTACAAAGAAAAAGTAATAAACTTATTAGACGTTTTAAACGCTAAAATTAGAATCATCGAAAACGTTTCGAATGGTTCTATGCGATTATCTCAAGCAGAAGTTAATCAAGTTATTAAAGATACTAAAGAGGTTACTGAACGTATTTCAGAAATCATTAGTATAGAACGATAATGAATTGGCTTAAAATTTTAGTGGGTGTATCTGCACTAATTATTGCAGGATGTGCGGCTTATTTCTCCGTAACGGGGTTAGGTGTACTATTTGCAGGTGCTTCCTTATCGGTAATGATAATGGCTTCTGCATTAGAACTGGCAAAATTAGTTGCAGCAACATATCTGAAACAAAAATGGGATGAAATTGGTGGATTTAATAAATGGTATTTAACCATATCGGTCGCAGTACTAATGTTAATCACCTCCGCAGGTATTTTCGGATACCTTTCTAATGCTTTTCAGGCACAATCACTACAATTACAGCAAGTAGATAGAGAAGTAGCGGTACATCAAACTAAAATTGACCAAAATATCGCTCAAATTACTCAACTTTCTACTCAAATTACTGAATTTAACACTAATCAGAGTAAAATTATAGATGGTGGTAAGGTAAATTCTCGTCTTATTCGTTCTATTGATAATAGAGATAAGCAAATTGCCAAACTTAACGATAAAATTTCAGAATTACAAACTCAAAATGCTCAGGAAACTGAAAAAATCAATGAAATTAAGATTTCTAACTTAGATTTAGAGAAAGAAGTAGGTGGATTCCGTTTTGTAGCCGAAGCATTTGGTATAGAATTGAAAAATGTTGTAAAATTTTTCATATTTTTGATTGTAATTGTGTTTGACCCGTTAGCAGTTGCTCTAATTATCGCTTTTAATGGATTAATTGAAGATAAAAAGAAAAAACAAAGACAGATTTTAACCGAAATGATGGAAAATGACCAAAAATTAGGGTTATACGAAGTATATGGCGACACTAAAGAAGATTTAGTAGAAAATAATTCACAAAATACCGAAGATAGTGGAAAAAAATCAACATTAGAGGAAGAAATTCCAATTATAGTGGAAAATAACCAACAAGAAGAACAAATGCCTGATTTAAAATGGGAAGAATATATGCATCCCGAATTTCCATGGGCTAAAAAAGCATTATGGATAAATAATCCAAAAGCGGTTAATTATTGGATTTCAACCAAAGGAGGTTCTCGTAGAGAAGCCGATAAATACGCTAAAGAGGAAAGAGATAGAGAGGAAAACATAAAAACATATTAATTTATTTGGTTTTCTCATATTTTTTGTTTATATTTGATAAAACTAATAAACTTTAAATATGAACTTAGGATACGCTTGTATTAATATGTCGATGGGTAAGAAAGTTTCTACCAATCGTACAATGATTAAAAAAACTTTTCAATCAAAAGGTTTAGATTACGTTTCTGAACTGGCATTAGCTAATGCAAGTGATATTATTAAGATTTTAGAATGGAATAGGATAAATGGTATCAAATTCTTCCGATTATCTTCCGCAATCATACCTTGGGGCGACCATATCGACTTAACCCAACTTAAAGATTACAAACAAATCAAATCAGAACTCAAAAAAGCAGGTGATTTTGCAAATTTTTGGGATATGCGTATAAATTCACATCCAGGTCCATTTTGTGTATTAACTTCACCAAATGAAACAGTTGTAACTAACGCAATTACTGATTTAGAACTACATGGTAAGATATTTGATATGATGGGGTTATCTAAAACTCCATACAATAACATTAATATCCATTGTAATGGTGTTTACGGAGATAAACAATCTGCTATGGATAGGTTCATCCAAAACTTTAAAAGACTCTCTAAATCGGTTCAAAATAGACTTACAATAGAGAATGATGATAAGGCATCTATGTATTCAGTTAGAGATTTGATGTATATACATGAAAATACAGGCATTCCTATCGTATTTGATTACCATCATCACCAATTTTGTACAGGCGATTTATCAGAAGAGCAGGCATTAAAGTTAGCAGCAACGACTTGGCCAGAAGATATTAGACAAGAAGTTCATTATTCAGAATCAAAGGCATTGCATGAAAACAACCCAAAAGAAAAACCGCAAGCACATTCCTATCTTATTAATGCCCTCCCCAATACATACGAGTTGGATTTGGACATTATGGTTGAAGCAAAAGGAAAGGAATTAGCAATATTACCTTATTTAAAAAATACTATAAATGAAAAAGTACGCACTATTCATAGGGAGATGGCAGAATTGGCATAAAGGACACGAATGGTTAATCCGCCAACAAATGGATAACGGAAAAAATGTATGGGTTGCAATTAGAGATGTTCAAAAAGATGAGAACAATCCTAAATCAGCACAAGAAGTTTTAACTATGTTACAAAACGAATCATTTTTCCAAAATAATTGGGATAAAATTATGATTTCAATTATTCCTGATATCGAATCGGTAAACTATGGTAGAGGCGTTGGTTACGATGTAATATACCACGAACCACCAACTGAAATTGCTGAAATAAGCGGAACTAAAATTAGAAAAGGAGAAATAGATGCCACAGGTAAAGAGACACATAGCTAAGAGTATAAGTTATAGATTTATTGGAACTATAACCACTATAATATTAACAATAGCAGCTGGCTTACCAATTAAGTGGGCAGGAATGGTTGGATTGGGTGAATTAATAGTAAAACCAATTATATACTTTTTACATGAAAGATTTTGGTATAAATGGATAAAATATGGACTTAAACAAAAATAATATGGAAAACCAAGGAAAAAGACCAGAACAAATCAAATTTTCAAAAGATACATCTTTTTATGCAATTGTTGGATTAATATTAACAATTGGATATATTATACTAACAAAATAAGTAATATGAAATTAATTACAGACAAAAAACAAAATGGAATGACTAATTCCGATTTTACTAAATACTTAAAAACCCCAGTACCAAAATCGGAATTAAATCAATTAGAAGTCGATATATTAAGAGATACACTATTTGCCGCATTAAAAGGAATGGGGGGTGTAGGATTATCGGCTAATCAAATTGGAGTAAATAAAAGAGCATGTGTCATTAAATTTAATGATGTTGAACTATTTCTTTTAAACCCTGTTATCACAGAACGTTCTAATGAAGGTTTCATCTTTTATGAAGGATGTTTATCTATGCCAGATACAATTAAAAAGCCCGTTAGAACATTACGTTCTACATATGTAGTTGTACAAACTGATAACTTAGGTGAATTACGATTCGAAATTACGCCAGAAGAAGATAGAAAATTAGAAGGACAAGTGTCAGAAGGTACAATGAAAACCGTCGTTGTACAACACGAAATCGACCATTTAGATGGTATTACCATTAAAGATAGAGTATATTCAACAACGATTACTAAAAAGCAATCTTATGGTAGAAATGATAAGATTATTATGAAAGCACCAAATGGTGATTTTGTTGAAGTGAAATACAAAAAAGCAAACAATTATTTTTTAAAAGGATATGAAGTAGTATAATATGGAATATGTAATTTTAATATTAGTTTTTATCATACTTTCGTTAGTATATGCCGTTTATAATTTATTATCTAAAGTAGAAAGATATGAAGATTTTATAGACCAGCAAGAGTTAAATAACCAAACATTACTGGAGACTTTGCGTAGAATAGATTCTAAGCAAATGTTTGAGAAGGATGATGAAGTAGGTTCTTTATTTGTACAATTAAAGGATACCATCACCCAATTCAAACAATTCTAAAAAATGCCTAGAAAAAGAGTACCCAGAATATATTTCACAAAAGATACAGAAGATGCTATCATTGAGTATAATAAAACCGATGACCAAAATATAAAAAATAGATTATATAGGGATAGGATACAACACTCATTTGATAAACTTGCAGAAATAGTTTACAATAAATGGAAATTTAGTTACTTCGATGATGACCCGCAAGATGTGATGGCGGAAGTTGTTGCATTTATGGTTGAAAAGATTCATATGTATCAAGAAGGTAAGGGTAAGGCATTCTCTTATTTTACTATTGTTGCAAGAAACTATCTTATCTTAAATAATAATTCAAACTATAAAAGATATAAAGATACCGATGTAATGTCATCTTTGCCTGATAATTGGGATACCGAAAACAATTGGGCGGAAGAAGTTCGTAACGAAGAACATAGAACATTCAACGATAGAATGTTACAATATTGGGATGTACACTTAGAAAACTTCTTTCAAAAGAAAAGAGATATTCAGATTGCAGATGCCGTATTAGAACTATTTAGAAGAGCAAACTATATAGAAAGTTTCAACAAAAAATCATTATACCTACTTATTAGAGAAATGACAGGGTATCCTACTCATTACATTACTAAGGTTGTCAACAAAATGAAAGAAAAACAAATGGCACTCTATAATGAATTTGATAGGGAAGGTGATATAAAAATTTAATATTATGGTTTCATTAGGTATTTCAGCATTTTACCACGATTCAGCCGTTTGTTTATTTGAAAACGGAAAGGTAATAGCAGCTATTGAAGAAGAAAAGTTATCTGGCATAAAACATGATAACTCATTTCCAAAACAAGCGATTAAATGGGTTTTACAATATTCAAACAAAACGATATCTGATATAGATACTATTTGTTGGTATGAAGACCCCAACTTAAAATACGATAGGGTAAAAAACACTGTAGGTAAACATTGGTGGAAAAATCGTAAGATTTGGAAACAATTCAAAAAAGAATTTGAAGAAACCGAAGGTAATTTAAGTGTGTATCTAGCTAAAAAACTAAACTTTACAGGCAAATTAGAATATGTAAAACATCATCATTCACATTTAGCCTTTTCATATTACACATCTCCATTCGATGATTGCGTAGGTATTTCAGTTGATGGTGTTGGTGAATGGGAAACTGCATTAGTAGTAAGATGTAAGAATAATACATTTGAAGAAATATCATCCCTAAAATTTCCAAACTCATTGGGGTTAGTTTATTCAACTATAACCGCATACTTAGGATTCAAACCAAATAATGGAGAATATAAGGTAATGGGGTTAGCACCATATGGTGACCCGATGAAATACAAACACGTATTTGATAAGATTTCAAAATTTGATGTTCGTGGTAGTATAGAGATTGAACAAAAGTATTTTACTTGGCAATACTCAAATACCGATATGTACACATATAAATTGGTAAATCTTATCGGAATCGAACCACGCGAACCTGAATCCAAAATAGAACAACATCATATGGATTTAGCTGCCGCATTACAAAAATGGTATGAGAGTTGTTTTTATTACTTTACAAACAATTGTATGCAACAATCCAACACATCCAATTTAGTATTAGGTGGAGGTTCTGCATATAATGGTACTGCTAATGGAAAAATACAAAAGCATGCACCCGTTGGTAATTTATGGATTCCATTTGCACCATCGGATGCAGGTTCTGCGATTGGTGCTTGTTTATATCATTGGCATAATACATTGGGTAATCCAAAAGTAAATGGTGGCGATAACCAATCTCCATACTTAGGACCAGAGTGGAGTAATCAACAATTAACAAATATTTTACTGAAAGAAGAAGTTACGCATAACGCAGTTTTTTACGATGATACAAAGATGTTGTGTCAAAAGGTTGCAAAACTTATAAATGATGGAGCAGTAGTTGGTTGGTTTCAAGGTAGAACTGAATTTGGTGCAAGAGCATTGGGTAATCGTTCTATATTGGCTAATCCACATTTGCCAGATGTTAGAGATAGGATAAATAGAGTTGTAAAAAAGAGAGAATTGTTTAGACCTTTTGCACCATCCGTTGTGGTAGAGGAATATGCAAAATATTTTACATCGGAAGGAGAAGTTCCATATATGAATCAAGTAGTTAAAGTAACTAACTATAAATCTATTCCATCAGTAACTCACGTTGATGGTTCAGCTAGAATACACACTGTTACTAAAAAACAAAACAAACTATATCACACATTATTAAAAGAATTTAAGAAAGTTAGTGGTACACCAATATTATTAAATACATCCTTTAATTTAAGAGGACACACAATGACTAATGACCCACAAAAAGCTATTTGGACATTCCTAAATTCCGATATGGATTATTTGGTATTGGGTAATTATTTGATAAGTAAATAATTATTAGTAGATAAAAACGAATTATGGCAGCAGAATTTCAATTGTTTGATGGGAAAAACCTATCATCATTGTTTAAGGATATATACGAAAACCAACAAAACAAAAAGAAAAACATTTCCGATTTGATTGAATCACTTCGTAAATTAATTAAAAACGTTGGTGAAGCAACTGTTATTGCTCCAATTATAAAAGACCTTATTGAGGTATCGGTTAAAAACGATGACCATTTAATTAAATTGGCAACAATTGCACAAAGATTAGCAGCAGCTGAAGCTAAAGGCATTGGTGAAGATGGTTGGTTAAGTGAAAACGAAAAAGCTCAACTACTACAAGATATGGAAGAAACCATCAATGAAGTAGAAAAGAAAAATGAGGAAAAGTTGGATGATATCAAATTAGAATTAGATGAATTAAAATCTAAAATATAAAAATGGCAAACGAACCAACATCAAACAACGAAGGTGGTACATCATCCGTTATACACTCATATTTAGCGGTAGTAACCAAAGTATATCTTAAATCGGATAAAGAATTAGATAAAGAAAACGATTATATAAAAATATATAATGATAATAAAAACTTTGATTCTAATGATATTCGTTTTTTAGGTGCTATCGAATTTGCAAGAGAATCTGCTATTATTAATGAAGGATACGCATTTCCATTTGATAAAAATAATATGACTTATCCAATATTGGGTGAGACTGTTTTGATAATTGAAATTGGTAGAGATTATTATTGGCTTCCTTACTCCAATACTCACTACCCAAACTACAGAGAGGATTATAAAACATCTCAAGTTGGTAAAGAAAAAGAGATATCAAAAAATACAACCGAATCTAAAAATAAAAATTACCAAGAAACAAAAGCAACCGGAACGCCAAATCAAAAACCAACACAAACCAAATCAGATTCTAAAAAATATAAGATAAACGAAAAAATTAAATTTTTAAATCCGAAAGAAGGCGATACCATTATAAGTGGTAGAGTTGGTAACACAATTCGTTTTAGTGAGTTTCATCTAACTGAAGATGGTAAAACATCATCTCCATCTATATTCATTCGTAATAAACAAAACCCAGAGTTTGATGATAAAAAGATTGGTGAGTTAGTAGAAGAAGATATTAACAAAGATGGTACATCAATATACATTGTATCTAATAAAGTAAAAGTTCCATTTAAAGAAGAAATAAAAAAAGAAAAGAAAGGATTTAAAGAATATCCATCTTCATCCGATTTTAAAGGAGACCAATTATTTGTAAATTCAGATAGAATAGTTTTATCTGCTAAAGCAAAAGAATTTATTATGTTTGGTAAAGGTAATACTGGCATAATAACCGATGGTAACTTTTCAATTGATGCTGAAAAAGAAATATACTTTCACAATAAGAAAAACATAACCATCCATACCGAAGGTTCTAATCAAATATTTTTAAATTCAGATAATGGTAAAGTATATTTGGGTAAGAACACAGGCGAAGGAGATGCAGGTGCATCCGTACAAAAAATGGTATTAGGTGGTGAGTTAGTTAAAATAATGGGTGAGTTAATAGATGCTATAACAAAGCAACAATATTTAACACCTGCCGGCCCATCATCGGTTGGACCAACAAACGTAGCACAATTTACTTCAATCAAATCGAAGTTAAAAACGCTACTATCTGCTAAAAACTTTTTAAGTAAATCATAATGTCTTGGAAAACATTCAAATCGACATTATTACCACAAATGCAAAACAACTCTTATCAGAGTATTAGTGATTTTGCAAAAGCATTTACGTTTGCATATGATATAGCAATTAAATCAGGCAAAGACCCAATAAATGGTGTACCACTATTGAAAGGAAACCCCGTTTTAATGCAAGAAGCAATCATTCAATTTTTAGAGCAAACACAAAAAGCAAAAGTACTTACATTTTTAGAGGTTGTCGGCCCGGCTGTTATCATATATTGGGTTGGAGGAAAAATGTCACCATTACCCCCACCAAAGATACCGGCTCCAGGTTCTATAAAAAATATAGCAACTACTATGGGAGTTGTATTAAAACCGGGAAGTTGGACTGCTACCAAAGTTCCACCAAACAATAATCCCGAACAATTTTTAGATGCATTCATACGTTCAGCAAAACTACATTTGATGACTGTATCGGGAATATATTCAGTATTAGCACAATACCCACCCCCAGCACCACCTGCGCCAGGCGTTGTACAATGGAGTGGATATAAAGTGCCGGATTAAATTAAATTTTCTATTTCAATATTTATTAAAAAAGTATCTATTATGTCAAAATCAGATGTATTATTGGGTCTCATTAAAGAGGTTGTTAAAAATGAGGTAAAGCAGCAAGTTAAAGAAGAAATTGTTAGACTTGTTAAAAGCGGTGCTATTACATTAAATAGTTCTAAGCCAAAGCCAACAACACCTTCTTTAAAGGAAGCAATCGCAGTTGACCCATTTGAAAAAGCAAATCAAGCTTTACAAAATAGTAGAAAGGTTACACCAACACAAAAACCACAAAAAGAATTTACAAAGAATCCAATGTTAAATGAAGTGTTAAATATGACACAACCATTTACATCCGCTCATAGAGCAGAAGGAATGAGTAACGGAATGGTAGGCGGTAGTATCTTAGATGCTATTCAACCGGAAAGAAGTATGGAAGAAGATTGGGAAACATTGAGTTACTCAAACGCAAATATGCCATCACACCAACTTCCATCTACGGATAATGCCGGTGTGGATGTTTTAGCAAAAGCGTTAACGAGAGATTATTCGGAATTAGTTAAAAGATTTTAATAATGGCAATAGAGCTTGGTAAATATAATGTAACGGATATAAAAGAAAACGATTATAAAGTTCTCGGAGTTTCTATAAACGAAACATCGAATTCAAATGGTGCGTTTGCTGTAAACTTTACATCTATTAATCAAGCAAAAAGTAATTTACAAAACTTAATCCTAACCAAAAAAGGTGAAAGATTAATGCAACCCGAATTTGGATGTGATATTTGGAAAATAATATTCGAACCAATTATAGAGGGAGATATCGAATCTAAGATTGAAAATTCTATATTAGATGCAGTAAATACGTGGTTACCATATTTAAACATAGATACTATTTTGTTTGATTATGATGATAATGATATAGATACCAATAAAATACAATTGGAAATACAATTTTCATTAAAATCAAATAGTAACGTAGGAGCATCAGTAATAATAGACATAAAATAATTAGAGAATGGCGATAAAACCAAAAGATAAGAATTTCGGTAGTAATAGAAACATAAATTATGTTGGTAAAGATTTTGCTACATTAAAAGAAAACCTTATCGAATATACCAAAACGTATTTCCCAAATACCTATTCGGATTTCAACGAAGCATCTCCGGGTATGGTATTCATCGAACAAGCGGCAGCTATCGGTGATGTATTGGCTTTCTATCAGGATACACAATTAAAGGAATCAATGTTAGCACATGCTTCTGAAAGAAAGAACGTTGTTGCATTGGCTCAAACAATGGGATATAAACCAAAAATATCAACACCGGCAGTAACAACATTGACTGTGTATCAGCAAGTTCCATCCATTGGTAGTGGTAGTTCAAATGTACCAGATGAATCATATTGCCTTAGAATAAAAGAAGGTATGGAAATATCTTCTAATACTGATTCTAATATTATTTTTAGAACAACCGATGTGATTGATTTTTCTTTAAAAACTGATAGAGAAGTTGATGTACAAGAAAGAAATCAAATTACAGGTGAACCAACATTCTACCTATTAACTAAGAAAGTAAAAGCAATATCTGCTACTGAAAAAGAACAATCATTTGCATTTACAACATATCAAGAATATCCAAAAGTAACAATAACCGATGATAATATAATTGCCATATCATCTGTAACATCCAATAATGGAAGCGTAAAATGGTATGAAGTTCCATATTTAGCACAAGAAAGTGTTTTTATTGAGAGAGCGAATACGGAATCAAATGGTGGAGAACTAAGTTCTTCAGCATCGGTAGTTCCATATATTTTAGAAATACAAAAAGTTCCATATAGATTCGCTGTAAAAGTAAATTCAGATAATACATTAGATTTACAATTTGGAAGCGGTGATACCAGTATGGCAGATGAAATAATTCTTCCAAATACAAAAAATGTAGGATTGGGATTGGCTAATTCTGTTAATAGGTTAAACCAAGGAATTGACCCATCTAACTTTTTAAAAACAAATACATTTGGAGTAGTACCCACAAATACAACTTTAACTGTTAAATATTTAGTTGGCGGCGGAGTTTCCTCTAACATAAATTCAAACGAATTAAATAGAATAACTAAAATAGAATATGAAGAAGATTTAGTATCATTCGCAACAGATGCCGACCGAAATTTATATTCATTTATGAAAGAATCGATAGCAGTTAATAACGATGAACCTGCGGTTGGTGGTAGAGGAGCTGAATCCATTGAAGAAGTTAGACAAAACGCATTGGCAATGTTTGGTTCTCAAAATAGAGCAGTAACAAAAGAGGATTATGTAGTTAGAGCATTATCTTTACCAGAAAGATATGGTAGTGTTGCAAAAGTTTATGTTTCGCCTGATGGTGAAATCGATAACAACTCACCATCATCAATTCTTGCATCTCCAAAAAATATAGCAGAATTTGTTGGTGTTGTAGAAAGTATGAAAGATAAATCTACAAGCGAAATTCAAAAAGAATTAGTTAAATATCTTTCTCAAAAGAAAACAGCAATAGCAGAAGTAAATAATCCATTTGCTATTAATATGTACGTTTTGGGATACGATGAAAATAAAAACTTAACTCAATTAAATCAGGCAGTTAAACAAAATCTAAAAACCTATTTAGGTGAATATAGAATGTTAACTGATGCAGTTAATATTATTGATGGATTCATAGTAAACGTAGGCTTGGATTTTGAAGTAATTTGTTATTCAAATTATAATAAGAGAGAAGTGGTTGCAAACTGCTTAACTGAATTACAATCATATTTTGAAATAGATAAATGGACATTTAATAAACCAATAAACATTTCAGAAATTGAATTAATATTAGCAAATGTAGAAGGTGTAATGAGTGTTCCATCGGTTAAAGTTTATAATTTATGTGGAGGAGATGGTAACTATTCACCAAACAAATATAATATAGATGAGGCTACTAAGGGTAAGATAATTTATCCATCTTTAGACCCGTGTGTATTTGAAGTTAAATATTTAAATAAAGACATAAAAGGTAGGGCATTATAATGATTAGATTTTTTACAGCATCTTTTGATGCAAGTGTATATCTTCAACAACCCGACCAAAATGCGGGTAGAGATGAAGTATTGGAGGTTGGTAAATTATACTATGGTGATAGTAAAGAAGTTTGCCGAACTCTAATTAAATTTCCAATAAGTCAGATTGTATCTACTTTAAATGAAGTAAATCTGAATGTAACGGCTAGCAATTGGAAAGCATATTTAAATTTAAAATCTGTACAAGCCGAAGAAATTCCTTTGGAATATACGATATATGCTAACGCAGTTTCTCAAAGCTGGTCTATGGGAACTGGTACAAAGTTTGATAACATAACATCTGATGGTGTAAGTTGGAAATATAGAAATGGTGTTAATAGTTGGCAAGATAATACAATAGCAGGAACTGCAGTATTTAATGTAGGAACAACTGGTTCAGCAAATGCAGAAGGTGGAACTTGGTACACTGCTTCACAAGCATCACAATCATTCAGTTATGAAGAAGCTGATATTAGAATGGATGTTACGGATATAACGAAACTATGGATTAGTGGTTCTGCAAGCGGAGGATTTGATAATAATGGGTTTATAATACATCATAGCTTAGAAAATGAGAGCGATACAACTGATTATGGTTTATTAAAATTCTTTTCAAAAGAAACAAATACTATATACGAACCAAAATTAGAAATTGATTGGTTTGATTTTTCATATGCTTCAACTTTATCAACTCCTTCGGGGTCTGTTAACGATGGATATAAGTTGGTTGTTTTAAATTTACAAAAAGAATATAAACAAAATACTAGGACAAAAATAAGAGTAAAAGCTAGAGATATGTATCCACTAAAATCATTTAGTAATACATTTGAATACGCTCAATCTAAAAAATTACCAATACCAACCTTTTATCAAATAGAAGATTATAAAACAGGAGATGTTATTTGTCCATTTAGTACATACACACAAATAAGTGCAGATAATACTTCAAATTACTTTTGGCTGTATTTAGATAATTATCCTACAAATAGAACTTATAAAATAAAATTTAGAGTAGATGATATCGACCAGCAAGGAGTTACTTGGTCAACAATAATTGATGAAAGATACTTATTTGAAATAGTAGATTAATGAACGGATTAACACCATTAGAAACAATAGCTCAAAAGCTAGAAGAAAAAAGAAAATCTGAATTAGAAACCATATTAAAGGTATCTGGTTCTGCTGCTATTGCCAGAAATGAATACGGTATAACTGTTGTTGATGAAAATAATGTAGCATCATCGTTGGCATTTAAAAAATTAGTAAAGCCGAAGTACGATGAAGTTGAAATTAAAAAAGCAATTAACGTTGAAGTTAAAGAGCTTAGGCCAGATATTCCAAAACCAAATTTAGATTTAGTACCAAAACCATTATACGATGATGAGGTAAATACTAACGCTGATTTGAGAAAAGAAAATGAAGATTTAACTAAGCAAGTTGAAGATTTAACACAAAAGGTAGCTGATTTAGAAGTTACTGTAAAAAGTGAAATAGATAATAGATTAACGATAGAGCAAACGAATGATGCGTTGGTTAATCAATTGAATACCTTAACACAAACAATTGATGATTTTACAATACAAATTCAAACATCATTACAAAAATCAGTAGAGGAAGGAATTCTTAGAGCATCACTTCAATCACAAAATACAGGATTTAAAGCTCAGATTCAGGCATTAATTAAACAAATTGACTCATTAAATTCCATTGTAGAAGGATTACAATCTCAATTAGGAGCAGTTCAAAATCAACAAGCTATTGTACAAGGCACACAAGCACAAGCTTCTGCAGCAGGAGCGGATGTTATCAATGAAGTAGCAATTGTGAAATTAGAACCAGAAGAAGATACTAATGCACCAAAGATATGGGCTAGATTTAAATCAGGAGGTGGTTCACAATGGAAAAATGGAAAATCTTTAACTATAACTAACAACGATAAAAAAGAAATAACAGTTAAGTTAACAAAAACCAATCCATCTGGCGGTAGAGATTTTTACTCAATACCATCACCATCATTTACAATGGCTCCTGGTGAAAACAAATCTATTGAGTTTTCTCTAACAGAAAATACCGTTGGTGATTTGGATTCCAGAAAAAAAGGTGGAATTTTTGGAGGAAATACGAGCTCTAAAGATTATAAGGGCGGTTCACTAAAAGTAACCATTACACGCGCCGATGGAACATCTAAAGAAAAAACTTATGATGCCGGTTTTGGTAAATACCATCCGAAATCATATTAATAAATAAATTATGAGTATTACAAAATATACAAACTTCGATTCAATCGACATAAATAAATCCAATCAAGGTGAATTTTTGATGAAGGATGATAAATTTATTGTCACAAAAAACGAAGTAGAAGATACTGACTTTGGTGATTGTAAATACGATGTAATGGAAGTATCCGTTTATGATATAAACAACAATCTTCTTCCACATAAAACAGGTAATAATGTTGCTTATGTAAAAACGGGTGATATTAAAAATTATCTATATAACCTTACTAACAAAGGCGGTCAAAAAGAATTGGCAATTGATATTGAAAAACTATTAAATGACTTAGGATTTACAAATGGTATTCTTAAAGTTATAATAAACTTTGTAAGAAATAGAGTTGGAACTGATAATGATTTAAGTAGAGTTTGGATACAAGAGATATCCCCATCGAGAGAAGAAATTCGTGTACTTCCGTTGAAAACAAAAGATTCTACGATTAACAAAAGAACTGAAAAAGAATTTGAAAACATAAATAATCTAAATAAAGATTTTAAATATTATAGAAAAAATATATTAGATGCATTGGATTCATTTGAAGTTACATATTTGGATTCAATTACCGATGCTATGGTTGCCAGATTTGGTAAAGATTTTTTATCAGTTCTTAGAACAGACTTTGGATTATCTGATTTTGATGGATTTAAAAAAAGAATATTCAGAGATTTTAAAGATAGTGTAACATATTGGACAACAAATAAAAACTACAATGTTGCCGAATCTAATTTTGGAAAACCATCGGCAATTAGATTTGAAGATTGTGAACAATATGATTTTAGTAGATTATTAAGTGAGATGTATTCTATATTAAGAAATTGTATAGATTATCATACTAAAACTTTAAAAAGAAGAAATATAGCTATTAAAACTCTTCCAAAAGAATTCGAAATTACCGAACTTAAAAAAGAAGTTAAGGATTTGGTTGGTGAAATAAAAGTTGAAGAAAATAGAGTAAGGAATGTTTATAACCCAGAGAAAGTTGAATTAAATGTAAAGGGAAGTAAAATATACACTATAAAAACAGACCCAATTGATATAGTTCCACCACCAAAAGAAATTCTTCCAATATTTGATTTACCACCAAACCCACCGGTTGAGGAAGAACCTATTAAAATAGAACCAATAAAAGAAGAGCCGATTAAAATTATACTTCCGCCAGACCCAATTATTAAGATTGAACCTATTAAGGAAGAACCAATAAAAGAGGACCCGATTAAAACTCCAATAGCAGATGTGCCACCATACACGGGAGGTGGCAGCGGCGGAGGCGGCGGCGGTGGTAGCTACGATTACTTCGAAAGAGGGGGTGGGTACGGTAGAGAGCAAGTTTTTGAAAGAGATATGAGTCAAAGAGAAAATATACAATAGGATATTTATAATAAACAATAAAGAGTGGTAAAAGCATTAGAAAATATTTTTGGAGGAGAACCTACCCTAAACGCATATGATGGTAACGGTCAATACTCTGCTTTCATTGATAATGGTGGAGGAGGCGGAGGAGGAGGATATGTACCACCTGTACCACCAAACCCAACATATGTTCCGATTGATATAGTGGATACTACTACCAGTAAAATGATTAAAATATCATTAACGGCTGGGGATGATGTAGTTGAATTTTTTGAAAACGGAGTTTCATTATCATTTGGTCAGAGTTTTAGAAAAGGATTCTTTCCAGCTTCTACATTTTCCGGCACAAAAAAATATGAAATCGTTAAAGATGGTAGTATCGCAGAACAATACTATGAAGTTAGCGTTACAAAAAAATATCAACCACCAAAAGAAATAAATACACCATTGGATTTGGATATAGATTATCTAAACCCAGAATATATAAGATTTGGAAGAAATTCATATGGATTTAATTCAAACAGAAGGGGTATTTTTGGATTTAATGATGATTACTATAATGATGATAGAAATAACTTTTTAACTAGATATACCCCAAAATTAAGATATAATTTTAACCCTAAAACAACAGCTATTGATTACAAATATGCTGAAGTTTTAACAATAAACGAATATAGATTACAACCGGATGGTAGTTATTTACTAGATAATACTAAAAATTTAGATTCTGATTTTGGTTCTATAACATTAAACTTTACAACTAAGGCAAAAACTAAAAGCGGTGGTGGTTTAAGCGGCGATACTGGAGGTGGATTTGGCGGTGGATTAGGTGGAGACCCAAATGTAGCTGATAAGCTGGAATATGAAATTGTATTTTCTTCTAATTTAAAAAACGAATTAGGAAATAATGTAATATTGGATTATATAATATTTTCAGCACAGGAAAATATATTAAAACAAAGTTCGATATCATTATCAGATGGTAATGATATACAGAAAATTGATTTAAAAGAATTAAATGGAGGTAGAGTAGATTTTAAAATAAGATACAACAATCTGCCATCTAATTATTTTTTAACAAACATATATCAAACAGCCACACCAAATGGATTGTTTGCTACAACCGAACCCGATTATAACAAATGGAATAAGCAACCATCTGCGTTTAGTGTATCTAGTGAGCTTTTAAAAACAGGCATATCTGTCGTAACTCTATTCGAAAAAGAAATAGAAGTAGAAAGACCATCTGTTGAAATTGATGATGTATATAAACAAATATCTGTTCAGGTAAAAGAATCGGATGATGATAAAAATATTTCAATTCCATTTAGAACGATAAATGCAGATGAGGTATTACTTTATATCGATGGGAGTTCTCAAGTAATATCAATACCACCATCTAATCAATATATAACTTTATCATTTAAAAATGATTTTGCTGAAGTTTATGGAACTAAAAAAATAGTTTTATTAGCTAAAAGTAATAGATACGGAACAGGAGATTCTGCTACTACTTTAATTACTTTTACTGCTGTAAATGATTTTCCATCTATTACCGAAATAAACTTTCCGCAAAATATAGATGTACCATCTTTTTCAGATTTTAACATTGAATATAAAATAGAATACACATCGTTCTCAACAACAACGGTGGATGTAGATTTATTATTAAAAGATAAAAGTAGAATAGGTTTATTTAAAAACTTAAATCCAAACGGAGAAGTTTTAATAAACATAAAATCTTTAAGAGAAAGATTTACAAATTGGGCAGGTAGTGATAATGTAACTTTGGTATTTAAACCATTTAATAGAGGTGGCGCCGAAGAGCTTATTGGTAATGAATACGAAGTAATAACTACTTTAGGATTGCCGGCATTTCAATTAGATGAGAATATATTTTCAACTGTTATATTTGATGCATTTGCAGAAAAATTAAGTATAGTTGAACCTGAAAAAGAAAGTAAATATTTATCTCACTTAACAAATTTTGGTAATGATGAGCAAATATTAATTTCGTCTTGGGAAAATGATGATTGGACTTTATCGGATAAAGAAACGGATGAAATAGGAAACATAAAGGTAACAAATAAAGTTGATTCTTTAATTCTTAAATTATACACACCTTTAAATCCAAATATAACCGCAAACTCTACTTTGTGGATTACTAAATTAATGTCAAATCCATTAATTGAAACTGTAATTCTTACGGAGCAAGATGAAGTTAAATGTCCACCAATAAAAGGACCTAATTTCAATATTGATGTTGATTTTGTAAGTGGTCAATCTACCGCATACGAATCTTTGGATAATTTAATATTAAGTGGTTCAACAACATCAGCTCAATTAGTTTCTACATACTTAACATCATCATTAATAAATACTGATGAATTAAATGTAGAATATTATATAAGTGGTTCGGATAATTATGAATGGAGTAACTTTGTACATTTTAGTTCTGCTAAAGAAAGAGTAGATAACTTTGTTTATAAAGTTCAATTGATTGAAGCTTACGATAATTTAATACTATCAGCTTCTACAAACTATACTAATGGACCATCTGGTTCATATACCGGCTCTATTGCATCAATACAAGAAGTTAATAGACAGCAATCTAAAAAAGATACGTTAATAGCTGGATTCGATGGTTTTGAAAAGTTTTTATATACATCATCTTCATTATATACAAATAATACGGGAAGCTCTATAACATGGCCATATGATAATAATGGTGATAGGATATCAAGCACATCGCATATTATAACAAACATTTTTAATACAGGTTGGTATGATAATATTATAGAATTAGCAGAAGATTTTGATATTGAGAATCCAAACTACGTTTTAAATAACATACCGGAATACATTGTAAATAATGAAAACAATGACCAATTTATTTTATTCTTTACAATGGTTGGTCAACACTTTGATAACATCTACTACCATACTAAAGCAATTGAAAAAAGTAGAGGATTAGGATACAAAGCAAAAGATGGAATATCAGATAAACTATTATTTGATATTCTTAAATCATTCAATTGGGATGCAAAAAATCTTGCAGCAGATTCTAAACTTTGGGAATATACATTTGGTATAGATGTAGATGGTAATATTAAAAATGAAAATCCTGCTAAACAAAGAACATACGAAGTTTGGAGAAGAATTGTAAACAATTTACCATATCTTTTAAAACATAAAGGTACTCGTAGAGGTATTTATGCACTATTAAGTTGTTATGGTATCCCATCATCAAACCTTTCAATTTTAGAATTTGGTGGACCAGAAGTTAGTGAAGTTACAAAATCTAAATTAGTATTTGATAATCTTACTTATGGTTTAAAAATGATTAGTGGCTCTTACCTATCAATAGATTGGTTTGATACAAACGAAAATAGAAAACCTGATACAATAGAGTTTTTTGTAAAACCATCCGAAGCAGATAACTATAATGTTATATCGGGTAGTGGTTGGGGTGTACATATAAGTGGTTCTGCAAATCAAAACTATGGTAGAGTTATATTTAATTACTCTGGCTCAAACGCTATATCATCATCTTTATTACCATTATTTAATGGTAGATTTTTTGGTATAGAAGTTAGTAGAGAAATTAGTTCAAGCTATCATAATTTTGAATTAAATGTAAGACAGGCTGATAAAGATAGAACAATATTTGAAGAATCAAACACTATAAGTGTTTTAGGAACAAATTCAAATTGGAATAATGGGTCTAATATAACATTTGGTAATGATTTCGTAGGAACGGCTGATGAATTCAGATTATGGTCTACACCATTAGATAAAGAAAGATTCTATGAGCACGTTTCATTTCCCGAAATGATTAATGGTAACCATATCTCATCTTCAACTGATGATTTACATTTCCGTTTAGACTTTGAATATCCAAAGAACTTATCTCAATATCAATCCATACCAAACGTAGATACAAATATTTATTTTAGTGGTAGTGCCGATAGAGTAAGTTATGAAAGTGGAAGTGCGACTGAATTATATTCACTAAACCCATCAGCTTCATATTCGGCAAGTGCACATAATTTTCCGAATAGTGGTTCTTATCCTTTTAACTTTGAAGCAATAGATAGAAGTGTTGTGTTAGAAGTTCCTGATATGGGTTCTACAAGATACTCTACAAACAAAGTTAGATTTGAAGAGCAAACATTAGTTTCCGATTTATCATCAAAGACTCGTTCTACTAAAAAAGCATTTGACCAATCTCCAACTGATTCTAACAGAATTGGTTTATTCTTCTCTCCTACAAAAGAGTTGAATATTGATATTGCTAAATCGTTTGGTGGAATTAACTTAGATAACTATATCGGTGACCCATCTGATAGATATAAAGATACTTATAAGAGTTTAGATAAATTAAGACACTATTACTTCCAGAGATTTGATGGTAGAGATATCTACGCATACATCAACTTAATCAAACTATATGAGAAATCTATGTTTGAAGATATTAAGAAGATGTTGCCGGCTAGAGTTAAAGCTAGTACAGGTCTTTTAATTGAACCACACATTTTAGAAAGAAGCAAACACCAACATTCAAAACCAGTTGGTGAACATAATGATTATGAATCGGTAATAAAATATGGAAATGAATTATTATCAGCGGAACACATACAATACGATGTTGTTTTAGATACTGAAAGTGAATATTCATTAGTTGGTGAAAACAATCAATATGATGCAACTTTGGATTCAGCATCAGCAGCAATTTTAAATGGAGAATCATATCAATATACATCTACAATAGATGCAAAAGAATTTTCACTATTAGAAGGTAATTCATATCAATATACGGCAAGTATAGATTCTATATTTGATGTACCAACCATATTAACCGAAGTTGAATTAATAAATGGCAACGTTGTTGTTGGACAAAATGATTATGAAACATTAGGATTTGGTATTTATGCACAAAGTGGTTCTGCTATAAGAACTTACTATGATAAAGATGGTAATCTTAAAAAGGAAAGAGTTAGGGTACAATTAATAAAAGAAACTAAAACGAGAGAATATGTATATTTAACAGGAAGTGTGGGTGTTAGTGGACTTTATAATAAAGTTGGAACTGATACTTATGTTGAAACAAAATTAAATATACAACCATTTTCTGGCTCATCCGCATTAACATCATCAAATGCAAATGTAAAAGTAATTCCATTAAATGGATACTTGCCAACACATTATAGAAACACAACGGATTTGACAAGAGGATTACAAAATTCATTCTATAAGGGTTCAAAAAATACTGCAGCAACTACATTAGATGGTACACCGCCTGTTGAAACATTCTTAACAAATCCAAACACATTAAGAGTAAACAAAGCAGGTAGAGATGCAAGTGAACCAATATTAGAAGTGGAATAACGGAATTTTAAAATATTTATATTTATAAACAAAGATAATTAAAAAACTATGGGATATTTAAGTAATAATGAATTGACAGTTGATGCAATTCTTACTAAAAAAGGTAGAGAAAAATTAGCAGCAGGTTTGGGTTTAAATATTACCCAATTTGCTTTAGCAGACGATGAAATTGATTACTCTTTATATGAGCCAGCACACCCATTGGGTTCGGCTTATTATGACGCAGCAATCAAAAATATGCCTGTATTAGAAGCATCTCCTGATGAGACTCAGGTGATGAAATACAAAATTGTAACACTTCCAAAAAATACTACAAGAATCCCAGTTGTAGAATTTGGTGTTCCTAACGTAGCAGTTAATCAAAGAAGTGGTGAGGTTTCATTATCTCCAACTACATCTCCTGCCGGAAATAGAAGATTAGGATATACAATTGTATTATCAAATAAAAACGCTGGTGATATTGTAGGTGAAGGTGTAACAGCAGATGTTGGTACTGTACCTATTTTTATTGGTGATGATGTATCAGCAACTGCAGCAGTTGCAAAGGGATTAACTTTCAAATTTATTCCAAACCCATCTTTAACTTCGACTATCAAAACAACTATAACTGTTTATGGTAACGAAACGGGTGGTTCACAAACAATTCCAGTGACAGTAACTTACGTTCAATAATATAAACTATGGCAGTAATAAGAGACAATAGAGGAGCCCTTTTAGCAAGTAATTTATCACAATACTTAGCAGGTGCAGCTAACACCGCAGGAACTCCCGTTGATACAAACGAATTAGTAAACATCGTAAACCAATTCTTAGGACAAGGTGAACAAATTAGTGCCGATGTAACTACCGTAACAAATGGTATTTACAAAAAGTTTGGTGCTATTGATAAAGTAACAAATAGAACTGAAGTTGTAACTTCTGGTATTTGGAGTAGTGATGCAGGTTCTTTAACCGCATTCTATTCATCATCGGAGCAAAGTTCATCGGTAAGTGGTAAATATTACTTAGATGTTTACAACGAACACTATACATCAGCATCAGCTGAAGTTCAGTTTTCTATTGCATATGCACATATTAGTGGAGGTGGTGTACCAACATTATCACAAACTGATAGCTCAACTTTAGCAACCAAAGCTATCTATTCTCAAATGAGAAACTTATTATTAGATGGTGGTGATACATACTTTAGTGTTTATAACGGTTCTACCGAAGGTGGACACGACTTAGAGCATTTCTACGCATTAAACATTAATAGAGCTAGATACAAAGAAAAATTAGACCCAGGTAATATCCAAATCGATTTATCGGGTTCAACAGGATTGATAACCCTAATCGATGATTCAGGTCAAACTGAAACTGTTGGTTCAAGCGGTAGAGTATTTAATATGGTTAGTGGTGCATTGAACATCGGTACTGGCAACGAAGGTACAATCAATTCAGTAACGGCATCAAACGGATTAGGATGGGGATTATTTTACCCAGATGCAGGTGTTATCATTTTAAACCCTTCGGCTGTTAGAGCAGGAGTTGGAACAACATTTGTTTCAGCATCAGCAGCTAACACATATAGTAACGTAACTAATATGCACAATTTATTTGCTGCATTGAAAAAAGGAGAAGATTTCCAAGCTCGTAGAACTGAAAACGTTTCTACTTCACATTATTTCGTAAGAGCTAACAATAGAGAATTCAATTTCTCAAACAACCCAACATTTGTAACCGGCTCAACTGGTCAATTTGTTCAACCTACTTTTGAAAGAGACCCTAAAGTGTACATTACTACCGTAGGTCTTTACGATGATGCTAACGAATTATTAGCAGTTGCAAAAGTATCTAAACCAATTGAAAAATCATTTGATAAGGAAGTTGCAATTAAGGTTAAATTAGACTTTTAATCAGAGAGTAACTTATACCGAACTATCAATGTATAGGCTAGACCCAACTCCAAAAAGTTGGGTTTTTAGTTTCAAAGATATTTATATGTGATATGTTAAAAAGAATACCAAAATCAGATATTAGTATAAGACCTTTTAAGGCTTATAAAGAATGGAGCTTTATTAGTGGTTCTCCAGAAATAGCCGTATTGGAAGCAGAAGCCGGCAACTATGAATCATTATCTTCTAATATAATCACAACCGGAAGTTTAAGTGGTTCATCTTATAGTAAATTGGGGCTTTATGGTCAACTTAGAGCTCAATTTTATAATGGAAATGAAGATAATCCATTTATAAGATTTGGTTCTAAAAGAAATTATTATGAAACTGCTACATTAGCAAAAGAAAGATATTTTGAAGATTACGCAAAAGTAATCAGCATTCCACAAATAGCAGTTGGTGAAGGTATAAAAAAGTTTTCTGTTACATTAATAGATTCATCCGCAACTTATGTTGATGATGGGTATGGTAATATACAAGACCCGAGAGATAGTGTAGTTGTATCATTAATAGATAATCAAACAAATGAAGTAAATTTTGTAGATTATATTAATACTCAATATAGTGCTTCATCTCCATATCCAACAACTGTATTCGTTGATATTCAAAATGAAGAAATAGAAATTATATATCAAGGTGATACATACTTCCAACAATTGATATCATACGATGTACAATCCGGTGTATTAATTGCAGATGATTTACCATTCTTACCAGAAGCAGCGCAGGGTATAAAAATAGGTAACGTATTCTATACACAAGGTTTAATAGTATTAACAAGAGATGCGGCAAATAGATTAAATAGTGGTTGGACTTTAGATTATAAATCAACCGAAACTATTTATGAAAACGAATTCTTATTAATAGTTCAACCAGATGAATTTAATATTTCACAAAACCCATCAGCCGTAGTAGAAGTAGGAAAAGTGCAAGAATATATAACAGGCTCCGATGGTAAAATATATAAAACAACTACAACCCCAGGCGTTAAATATATTCGTAAAAAATCCGTATTAGAAAACGGAGATGTTTTAGATTATAGATTTAGTGGTACTACGGGAAGCGCTAAAGCTGGATTTGAACATTGGGAAGCAAGTGGTTCGGTAGATTCAACAGGCTCATTCTTAGCACCATTTATAACAACAATAGGTTTATATGATGATAATTGTGATTTAGTAGCTGTGGCTAAACTTCCACAAGCAATTAAATCAGACCCGGAATTACCTGTAAACTTTATTGTACGTTTTGATACTTAACTTATATTTATATTAAACAATAGAAACTATGTCAAAGATTTTAGATTTATACAAATCATCTCAAGCATCTTTAGGTGTTGATAAAATTGGATTCGAAGCAGGTGTTGCTGCAAAAACTCCATACACTACAGACGATTTGAAAAAAGTAGATGACCAAGTGTTAACTGCTGCAAAATTCAAAACAGGTAGAGGTGGTGAAGTAACTTCTTCTCCGAAATATTCGGATTCAGTAAAGAAATAATAATTTAATGCCAAAAAAAGTTACAAAAAAGTCCAACCCTAAATGGGTTGCTAAAAAGTATGGATTCAAATCCGGTCTTGAAGAAAATATTTCCAATCAAATCGCAGGTAAGGGAATTGAGGTTAAATATGAGTCCGAAAAGGTGGCTTATATTATACCTGCTTCTCAACATACTTACAATCCTGATTTTAGGTTACCAAATGGAATCATAATCGAAACCAAAGGTAGGTTTGTTGCAGCAGACCGTAAAAAGCATCTTTTGGTAAAGGAACAACATCCAAATTTGGATATTCGTTTCGTATTCTCCAATTCAAAGAACAAAATCACCAAAAATTCTAAAACCACCTACGGAATGTGGTGTGAAAAGAATGGTTACAAATACGCAGATAAAGAAATACCAGAAGAATGGTTTTTAGAACCATAAAAATTTGGTAATTTCAAATATTTGTCGTATATTTGGTTTGTGTTAAGTAGCAATGATAAAAATAAGGTAATTACTGCCCTTACTAATGTATTGGGTAGTCACCTCACTCTTAAAGGGAATGAGTTGGCATTTTATTGTCCATTTTGTAATCACCACAAACAAAAACTACAAGTTAATACGGAAACTCAAAAGTGGCATTGTTGGACTTGCAATAGTGGTGGTAAGAAATTAACATCTTTACTTCGTAAATTAGATGTAGATAGAAAAACTATATCTCTTATTAGAGAAATCTATGGTGATAGTAATTGGACGCCACAGCAAGAAGATGCTGAAACAAAAGTATTCATTCAACTTCCAAAAGAATTTATTAGTTTAGCAGAAGAACCAAAAGGATTTAATCCTGAATACAAACATGCTATTCATTATTTAAATCAAAGAGGTATTAATGTAAAAGATATTATTAAACATAATATTGGTTATTGCAAAGAAGGATTGTACTCACGCAGAGTAATTATCCCATCATATAATTCCGATGGTTCACTAAATTAACTTTTAGGTAAGTTTCCATCCAAACAATTGGTTGAGAAAATCTTTATGAGTGGGGTTAGTGATATTGTAATTTCATTAGATAACGATGCAATCAACGAAGCACTTAAAGCAGCCGATTATTTTAGAAAAAATGGAATCAATGTAAAAATGATGTATCTTAAAGATAAAGATGCATCTGAAATGGGTTATGAAAGTTTTTATGAAGAACTAAAGAAAACTAAAGAGTTTTCATCCGAAGATTTATTAATAAGTAAAATAAACTCATTATGAATGGAAAAGAAAAAATAATTGTATCATCAGATGAAATTATGATGGATGATTGTACAAATGGCGATAGAGTTATGCATATAGGTGAATTATCATTAATGCAAAAACTAGCAAATATAGTTACTAAAAATGGTGGGGATATTTTAGAAATAGGATTTGGAATGCATTTATCAGCTGATGAAATACAATCCAACCCAAATGTAACATCGCACACAATTATAGAAGTTCATCCCGAAATATATCAAAACGCATTAGAATGGTGTAAAGATAAACCAAATACTAAAATACTTTTAGGCGATTGGATTGATATTTTACCAACGTTAAATGATAAATTTGATGGAGTTTTACACGATACGCATTTGGATTCAAATATTCCTAAATTTTTAGATTATGTAAAACCTAATTGTAAAAAAGGAACAATAGTTGCATTTTTTCAGACACCAATGGTGGATGGCATATTTAATGCTATTAGATATAACTTATCGGAAACGGAATATGAATCTCTCCCATATAAAAATTCTTATTTTAAATATGGTGATTATGAATTAAAATATACTACATTTAATGGTAGAGAATTTTATAAAGAAAAAAATATACAAAATTTAATATAAAAAATATGAAAAGATTAAAAACAATCTATCATATTGCGGATGTACACATTCGCAACGTACAAAGACACAAAGAGTATAGACAAGTGTTTGAAAAGATGTTTGAAGAAATCCGTAAAAGAGGTACGGAAAATTCACTCATTTATTTAGCAGGTGATATTGCGCATGCTAAATTGGAATTATCTCCTGAATTGGTTAGAGAGATAAGTTGGCTATTTACGGAATGTTCTAAACATTGTGAAACAATCCTTATTACAGGTAATCACGATTGTAATATGAATAACTCCGATAGATTAGATGTACTTACTCCTATCGTAGATGCATTGAATCTACCCAATTTTACATACCTAAGAGATACGCAAGTATATTCTATTGGTGATGTTGATTTTGGTGTATTCAGTATCTTTGATGACAAAGCAAATTGGCCAAAAGCTAATACCCTATTTGGTAATAAGAAGATTGCATTGTTTCATGGACCTGTTGATAATTCCCAAACCGATGTTGGGTATGTGGTATCATCTCGCCATTTCACTACCGATATGTTTGATGGATATGATTTAGCCTTATTAGGTGATATCCATAAAAGACAAACTATGATTTCACCAAGCGGATGTAAAGTAGTTTATGCCGGTTCATTGGTACAACAAAACTTTGGTGAAAGTTTAAATGGACACGGATTCTTAGCTTGGGATATGGATTCAATGAAATACGAAGCAATCGATATTCCAAATGAATATGGATATTATACATTGGATGTTGATAATGGAGTAGTTCCTATTGTAATGGATATGCCAAAGAAACCTCGTTTAAGAGTTCGTTTATCTAATACGGATACGGCTGATACAAAGAAAGTAATTACTGAAATTAAAATGAGATATGGTGTTGAAGATTTCACAATCATCAGAACCGATTCATTTAATAAGCAAAAGACTGGTAATCGATTAAGTAAATTAGATTTTGAAGATGTAACTGATATCAATCATCAAAACACATTGATAAGAGATTACGTTCAAAGAATGATGCCGTTTACAACTACTACCGACTTAGATGGATTGGAAGTAATCAATAGAGATATCAATAGTAGAATAACGCAAGAGGAAGTACATAGAAATATTCATTGGAAACCTATTAAGTTTACATTCAGTAATATGTTCTCATATGGTGAGAAGAATAAAATCGATTTCCAAAAGATAGGAGGATTGATGGGATTATTTGCACCAAACGCAGCAGGTAAATCTTCTTTATTCGATGCTATTTCATTTTGTTTATACGATAAGAGTAGTAGAGCATTCAAAGCTCAAAACATTATGAATAATCGTAAATCTGATTTCGAATGTGAGCTACACTTCCAAGTTAATGGAATGGATTTCTTTATCAAAAGAACTGCTAGAACTATTAACAAAGGTAAGAACGTTAAAGTAGATGTACAATTTTGGAAAGAAGAAGGTGGAGTTACAACTTCTTTAAATGGTACGGAACGTAGGGATACAAACGCCGTAATTGAACAATACGTTGGTAAGTATGAAGATTTCGTATTGACCGCATTATCATTACAAGGTAATAACTCAATCTTTATTGATAAATCACAATCGGAAAGAAAAGATTTATTAGCACAATTTATGGGATTAAATGTGTTTGATAAATTATACGAAACCGCAACCGAAGATATTAAAGAAGTATCGGTACTTATCAAAAATTTTAAGAAAACCGACTTTACGACAGAGTTGGCTGAAAAGGGTTTAGAAAAGCAAACTAAGAAATCAGAACTAAGAGGTAAAGAAAAAGAATTAGAAACAAAAACAAATGATGTAGAAGATTTATCTAATAGAATATTGGGATTAACAAAAGAGTTAGTGCCAGTAGATGCTAATTTGGATTTAGAAAAATTAGAAAAGAAAAAGAATCAAATTGGATTTGATATTTTACACGTTCTTTCCGAAGAAAAAAGTAAGAATGGTAAATTGGATGAATATACTAAATCGATTACAGAAATATCCCAATCAATTGAAGAACATAAAATTATAAATGGTAAACCAATTGAAGATGCAAAAAAAGAATGGGATGAATATAAAAGTGAGATAAATGAAACCGAACATCAGATTCAATTATTAGAACAATCTTTGGAATCTAATAGAGAAAAACTTTCACATTTGGAACAACACGAATATGACCCAAATTGTAAGTTTTGTATGAATAATGTGTTTGTAAAAGATGCATTAGAAACCAAATCTAAAGTAGAAGAGCAAGAAGATAAGTTAGAAGAATTAGGAAACAAGCACCAATCATTAATTCAACAGGCATCTTATATTGCAGATGTAGAAGAACAATGGGATGAATTAGTTGAGTTAAAATCCAAATATCAAAAAGCAATTGTAATTAAAGAAAAAACAATTGCTGAATTAAACGGATTCGAAACTCAAAAACAATTATATGATACTCAATTAGAGCAGGTAAATACCGATATCCAAAAGTATCACGATAACGAAGATACTATTAAACGTAACAAACAAATAGAATCCGTTATTAATGGGTTAAATAGAACTAAGGGTGAGATTGAATTAGAAATCAAATCTATTAACAAAGATATAGCTGGATTGAATGGCTCTATTTCTTCATTAGAATCGTTTATAGAAGGTATTAAATCTAAGATGAATGAAGTTAAGGATTTGGAAGAAAAGAACCGCCTATACACCTATTATTTAGATGCAGTTAAGCGTGATGGAGTTCCATACGAATTAATTTCTAAAGCAATGCCAGTTATTGAAAATGAAATCAATAATATCTTAGGACAGGTTGTTGATTTTAGTATTGTAATGGACATCGATGGTAAAAACATTAACGCAAAGATTGTTTATGAAGACCAAGAATGGCCTTTAGAGATGTGTAGTGGTATGGAGAAATTCGTAAGTGGATTGGCTATTAGAGTAGCTCTAATTAACATATGTAACCTACCTCGTCCAAACTTCTTAGTAATTGATGAAGGATTTGGTACATTGGATGCAAACAACTTATCATCATTATTTATGATGATGCAATATTTAAAAACTCAATTTGATTTTATTTGGATGATTTCTCACTTAGAACAAATGAGAGATATCGTAGATGGATTGATAGAGATAAAAAAGATAGATGGATTTAGTAAGATTGATTTTTAACCTTATCAGCTCTTAACACACTCGCTTGAGGTTTAGTAACACCGACGTGTTTTTTAATTAAATTTTCAACTAAACTCCCCATCTTAAACCCATGTTCTTCGCAATATTTTTTGAGAAGTTCGTGGGTTTCTTTTTTTATTTGCAACATAGAATATTTCATAACTTTATATTTCTTTAGTTTTTATTAGTTTTCTTTATATAAATATGAAGATAATATTTTTTTGAAATATTTATCATTGTAACTCAAAGATATACAATGGCAATTCTGAAGAAAACTCTTTTCGATGAAAGTTTAGAAACAATTAATGTTTTAGTAAACGATACCGACCCTAATAGTAGATATTTTAAAATAACAGAATTACCCGATACATTTACGGGAGGTAAAAACGCATTCCTTATTCAAGGTTCGCCGGAATTGGTTTCCGATACAATTGTAAAAATACAAATCAGAGATTCACAGGGTAACATAATTTATCACGAACCAGGTGAAGGTATTCCTGAATATTTTGAAGGAACTTCTAAAGTCGTTGCCGTTTATATATACCCCGATACTGCATTTGGTCCGTGTACTGTAACAATATTGGGTGAGTTAAGTGAGTATGTTTCAAACGGAGTTAGAGTTCCTGTTCCTGAAAATTGGAAAGACACATACAACGTTAAGTGGGAAAAGCAAATAAATGTAAACCCAATATTAGCAAATACATCTAAGATAAGATTTTATCGTAGACCAAAAATTGATATAACGGAATCAATACTTCCGATTTATAATAGAAATGTAAGTAGATTAACAATATCTGGTTCATTAAATGGTACACCAATAGTACCATCGGCTGGCGAAGATTATAGAACATTTAAAGGAGTTTCACGATACGAATTATCATTAAATGCGTTATCTCAATTTTCCGAATCAATGGAAAGAGAGATTATAGAAATAACCGGCTCTGGTTTTAATAAAATATATTCGCCAACCATAACCGATGTTACAACAAATAAAAAAGCATTTGTAGATGTACCATATTATGTAACGGGTTCATCTTTACCAAATTATTATTCGGTTACCGCATTTACATCGGCATCATACACAATGTCATACGATGCGGATGTAACACTAACCGATTCAGCAATCAATTCATCATTTGCTACCATAAACATTACCGATTTAGATACATTTAGTGGTGATGTAAACCGAATTAAAGTTTATGCTAGTTCTAAAAATGATTTAGGCGATTTTCAATTATTAGAAGATGTTCAATTAGAAAGTAATGAGTTATTATTAACATCATCTTTTGCAAATCAATTAAATGTTAGAACTGGTTTATTTACCAATGCTATATTATCATCATTTTGGACATCATCGGTAATAGAAACGGGTGTAAATCTTAGTGTTGATAATACAACTCTTTTAAAATCAGTATTATTAACACCACAAAGCGATTATAGTTCATCGGTTGGATTATTTAAATTCTATAACAAAGAATCGGTAAATTTCACAAAGAATACAGAATATCAATTAGATTTTACACCATTGTTATCCGCAGCAGCTGATACATTTGGTGGTATTGAAGTTTATATGAGTGGTTCTGCCTTTACTCCAACATCATTAGAAACAAACTACGGAAAAAAGATTGGGGATTTAACAACAAATACTCAATTCAGAAAATATGATAAACAACAAATAAACTTTAAGCCCGATGCCGATGGCATTGGTAATTTAGTTTATGTTGTTAAAGGAGGGGTTTGGCATATTAGCGATATAAGTTTAAGAGCGGCACAAGAATCATCGTTTTCACCAAATGAAATTACATTAACTGTAAATGTGCCAGTTAAAATCAATAATGAAACATTTGATTTTAAATTTGAGTTATATGATATCAACAATAATTATGTTCCCGTTTTATTGGAGGAAGAATTTACTTTTACGGGTGGTAACGATGTTGATGTTAGAAGGGATTTACAATTAAACGTTTCGAATAATTCGTTTAACTTTTCAACGGCATCCATATTTCCACAATTGGTAACAATTGATTTTACAAAAACAGGATTGACTGGTTCTGTTACATTTCAATCACAATCGGTTGATGTTAATGGTAATTTAATTACCGGAACGCCAAAGCCGGGAACATTGGATTATGTAGATGTTGATACGAGAACATTATCTTTACCAAACTTCACAGGTTCTTCTGCTTTAGGAGTAACTGTTGGAGCAATTACATATACGGCTAGTTGTGAAGATGTTAATAGATACTTTACAATTTTTAGAATAGACCAAGGTGCACCTGCAAGATTATTCTATGCTACGGCAGATAAAAATAATTTTGTATTTGACCCGGATGATAGATATAAATCTGATATTTCCGATGATTATATTGATATTCGTTTAGTAAGACAAAATCTACCATCATTTGAAAGTGAAGGGTTTAATATAACATCGGGTTCGGAAGTAGGAACGCCTCCACCATTACACGAAATAGAAAGTGTTGGAAATGCAACTGTTTATAGATTATTTGTAACATCATCTACTCACCAATATAGCGCAACACCGATTTCTGGAAGTGGTTATGTATATGATTTTGGACAATCACATTATGATTTTAAATACGATACTGTTGATGGAGATTTTACCTCATCCGTAACAATTGATGCGGTATTAAAAGGAGATAAAGGTAAAGGGTTAATAGCAACATCAGATGCAAATCAGTTTTTTTATAAGATGACTGATTTATCACCTATTCCATCTTCACAAACCATAACAATATTAGCAAAAAGATTAAACTTAGGAAGTTTAACAAACACTATAACTGTAACAAGCGGTAGTGGAGTTCCTGCTTTATCAGCACCAAACTATGAAGGAAATGGTGTTACATCTTATACAATTTCAGCTGGACAATCTTCAAATTACCAATATAGTACCGGAGTACAAACATACACATTTACGGCATATGATTTAAATGGCATCGCATATAATGATGAGGTTACACTATCATCGGTTATCGCAGAATCACAGTTCATTTGTTGCAACAAGTGGTTCGGTAAGTGTTAAAGTTGGTGGAGAAGATATTGCAAGAGAAGAAAATTTAGCAACAAATAATAGATTTGATATAATTTCAGCAACGGGTATAAATTGTACTCCAAATGATACAACACCAGATGATGCTACTTATGGAATTACATCATTAACCGCTGATAGTGGTTCATTAAGTTTATTGGTAAGATATAAAGACGGTAGAGGTAGTACAACTGATATTACAAAAGTTGTAACTTATTCAAAAGCAAAAGATGGAGTTCCTAATGTTGTAGTGGCAGTTACACCACCGGCTCAAACGATAGAAGCTAATTCAAAAGGTAGTGGTTCTGCTACCCCTAATTCTCTTACAATAACCGCATTAGAAGGTAATACTACTAGGTTTTCATCTTTAGGAACACCGACATATACAAATGGATTAAGTGGAACTACGTCTACAAACACCTTAACATTTACTTCAAACGCATCATCAATGTCTGCTGATACGGGACAAGTAACTATTCCTGTAAATTATACCGATAGTGAAGGAACAACGGGAACAAAAAATGTAGTAGCTACAATATCTAAAGCAAGAAAAGCAGTACCAAGCGTTACTATTTCAGCAACTCCGCAAGCACAAACTGTTGCAGCAAACGCAGCTGGTACACAAACAGGAACATTACAAAATGTTACAATAAGTGCATTAGAAGGAACAAATTCTATGTTCACATCTATGTCATTTACGCCAGCCAATGCAGTTGGATTTTCAACTCTGCCAACTGTTAGTGGTGCCACTCTTACAATGACATCGGCTGTTATGAACGCAGATGAAGCATCGGTAACATTGACAGTAGTTCATACTAATAGTGAAGGTACAACGGGTCAAACGCAAAACATAACAATAAGAGCTTCCAAAATAAAACAAGGAGAAAGTGGAGTTGTAGTAAACTTAAATCCAGCATCACAAATTGTTACACGAAGTAATACGGGAACATATGGAACACCAACCGCATTTGTGGTTAGTGTTGTTGAGGGAGCCACAACTTATACATATAGTGCAACATTAGCTTCAGCTTCTACATTTAGAATTGTAAGTTTATCTGGGCATCAAGCACACACAAACGCATCTATAACACCAACAACTCCAACAACAACCGCAGGAACAAATGTAACGTTTACGGTTGAATATAAAAACGCGGCTGGTACTCCGGCTTCTGTTTCACAATCACATAAAGTATCAGTAACATTAGATGGACAAACTGGACCTGGTGTGGTTCATACTGGAATTTGGGAAGCAGGAAGAGCTTATCAATATTCGGATGGGTTAACTTCTGGTGATGGACGAAGAGATACTGTATTGTGGAGTTCAAACGGAAACGCTCCATATGATACATATTATGCAGCAACTAGACAACACACATCAACAAATAACTCAAATTCTTTAACAGGTAGACCAGATTTAGGTGGGCCGTGGATTTCATTAGGAACACAAGATTTCTTTGTGGCTGCAAAGATAGGTTTATTTGAAGATTCATATGTTCAAAGTACATTAAACATTGGTACAAATAATAATGGTGGAGTATCATCTGCTAATATTACATTAGCCGGCGGTAGTACAAATCCGTATTTATCAATTGGACAATCAACGCAAGGATATGCAAATGATGGAATATTTTTGGGTAGAGATAGTAACGTTGCTAAATTTAGTATTGTAAACGGAACTACATCATTCTTAAAGTGGACAGGAACTTCTTTGGAAATAAAAGGTTCATTAAACTTTACAAATCAATCATCGGTAGACTTGGGTGGATTTGGTGGATTTACAACACTATCAGGAAGTGTTAATACCGCACAATTAACGGCAAATACAGGCGTTAGTAATGCAGCTACGGCACAAACAACCGCAAACGCAGCAACTGCATCGGCGGCAACTGCACAAACAACCGCAAACAATGCCGCAACCGCTGCTTCTAATGCATCAACTGCGGCATCAAATGCGCAATCAGCAGCAACAACAGTTGCTAATAACTTACAAGCAGTTGTTAATGGTAACTCTACTTTAACGGGTACTTTTATTAATGATAGTTTTATATATTCACCGGCTATTGCTGGTAATGCTGGCTATTTTGATGAAATATTTAGAGTAGGGCCAAATGGTATTACATTGGATGGTACAAATAAAAGTATATACGTTGGAGCGGGAACTTACAACAATGCAAACACTCCATTTTATTTCAAATCAGGTTCTACTGATATATTTTCATTAGGCGATAAATTATCTTTTAATGGAAGTGCTTTATCGCTTACTGGAACTATGAATGCATCAACATTTAGTGGTGGAACTATTTCAATTGGTACAGGAAATAACATTTTTAAAGCGGACTCAAATGGTATATATTTGGGTAATACAACATTTGCTTCTGCGCCATTTAGAGTAACACCTGCAGGTGCACTAACTGCAACAAATGTTACTATTAGTGGTGGTGCTATTACAATTGGCTCTAACTTTTCAGTAGATACTTCTGGAAATATGGTTGCCAATAACGCATCTATGACGGGTACGGTAACCGCAAATACCGGTAGAATTGGTGGATGGACTATTAGTGGTACTGCTTTGGAAGGTAGTGGTTCTGCTGGTAAAATCATATTAGACCCATCTATACCATCTATGAGATTCAATAACGCCAACGGTGCAACAAAATTAACAATAAGAACAGGTCAGCTAACATATTTAGGAGGAAATAGTGTAAATCTTTCAATGCCATCCCAAACAACCGGTGCTGGTACTTATTATTCAAATGTGTATAATCAAACAGTTGGTGTTGTTCAAACTATATATATACCGGATGCGGGTAGCTACGTTGGTACTCCATCATTTTCTGGAAATGGCTCTAACTTATATTATACGAGCCCAACTTTTAATGGATATTTTTCTGTTAATTTTTGGATTGAGATTAAAGATGGACCTACATACGCAACTGCAAATAGTGTTGGATATATAAGTGTTGGTGGTGATACAACATATGGTATGCCGAATGAAACGGGAGTTATGGGCATATACTCATCCCTCACAACGTTATCATTTCCTACTGCGGGTACTTATTATTTGTTTCCTGTAAGGACAGTGCAAGGTAATTTTACAAGTGGATATGTACAACTCGCTGGTGGTGGTTATACGGGGGGAAGTAGTAATTTTACCCCTGAAGTAGATTTTGGTGAATTAACAGAGTTTGGTTTACAAGTTGCATCATCTGCAAATCAATTTGCAAAAATAGCTAGAAATAGTTCATATGCATTCGAATCTTTAGGTGCTATTTATGTAAAATCTCCGAATACTAGTACTTTTTCATACTTCGATGGAGTTGTTCATCCATTTACAGGAAATACAAACGATTTAGGTACAAGTGGTAATAGGTGGAGATACATATATTCAAATAATCTATTACAAGTTTCAGATAGAAGATTAAAAGAGGATATACAACCAACTGATTTGGGTTTAGATTTTATAAACAAATTAAATCCTGTAAAATATAAAAGAATAGGAGCATCTAGTCCAAGATTTCATTATGGATTGATTGCACAAGAAGTTACAGCATCTTTAGTAGATTATGGATTAACAACTTCTGATGCTGGATTTTTAGTAAGTTCTTCTGTAAATTATACTGCGGAAGAAATTGAAAAATTTAAAGATAGAAGAGATTGGGAAGTGTATGAGCGTGAAATGGCTGCATCTGATAGACAAGAGCTTGGTATTGCATATAATGAATTAATATCACCTATGATTAAATCAATTCAGCAATTATCTGCCAAAATAGATGAATTGGAAGCAAAAATAAGTGGAAGTATATGATAGTATTCATAACAACGGGTTATAATGAAAATGTTATAGGAGGTTCTGATTTATGGGTGTCTAATTTTATAGAAAATATATTTCCATTAATAAAAGAGAAATTTGTTTTACTAATAGATGGTAGACCTTTAGTAAATAGAAAAGAAGATTTTTATAAATTATACACATTTGAAAATGATGGAAAAGTAGATGCCTTATTGGAGTCTTGTGATAAAATAGTTTTTTTACATCATTCTTACAAACCAAATCCTATAATCAAAAAGTATTTACATAAAACTCACACAACCTTTGTTCATGCTTTTATTCCTGATATGATGGGTTTGAATTCTGATTATGAAAACATAATGACTAAAATAGATTGGGAATGGCAAAAGGAAATATTAGATAATTCGGATAATATAATTTGGATTGGATATGAAAACGATACTATACATGAAAGTTATCCACACGTTATTAACATTACAAATTATTATGAATGGAAAGAAAGCAAACCATTTTTAGGAATCATAACCAATAAAGTGGGATATGCGGCTAGGTGTGAAACGAGAAAAAACGCACATTATTTAGATTACATTCCATCGATTATATTTTCAAACAAATATGACTATAAACGAATGTTAGAAAGTTCGAATACAAATTCAGATTATCATAGATTTATAGAATTTGATTATAGATTTCATAAAAAGTTTTTTGAAAGTAATTTTCAGATATTTCACGGATGTTATGAAAAAGAGCCATTTGGATACGCAATCTTTGATGCGGTCGATAATGGTAAAATTCCAATCATACATACGGAATGGATGAAACATATTGATTACAAATATAGAGCAGGTAGTAAAGGTGAATTTCACCAAAGATATTTAAAAATATTAGAAGATGATTTCAATACTATAAATTTAGAATTTTCTAAATTAAGAGATGGATTAACCAAATACATTAATAAACAAAACTGGGTTACTGAAATATGCAAAGTCTTATCAATTTAAATATAGTTAAAGATTATTTAACTAATAATCATATTATTAATGAAGATGGTAATATGATACATACTCCGATAAATTATCGTTGGACACATGGTGCAACCGATTTACACTTAGGCGATGGGTTGTTGGTATATTCTTTCATTCAATTTATTAGAGCAAAAATATGCGTATGTATTGGAACGGGAGGTGGATTTATACCACGTCTTATGACACAATCACGATATGATTTATGGGAGCAGGGTATTTTTGAAGGAAAAAATACAAACGAATGGGGAGATATTGGAACTACAATTATCGTAGATGCGGCTAATGGTATAGGTGGATATACCGATTGGACTGATGAGAATTCTTTTTTAAGAACACATTTTCAACCCCAAGTAATTTTAGAAACATCCGAAAGAGCATATTATGATTATTTTGTAAGACAAGATATTAAAATTGATTATCTACACATAGATGGTGACCATTCATATGAGGGAGTTAAAAAAGATTTTGAACTATATTCACAAATAATGTCAGAAAACGGAATTATTACAATTCACGATATAGACCAAAAATACCAAGACACATTTATTATTACAGAAGAAGCTAAAAAAGATTTTGTTCCATTTGATGGCCCTGCTAAATTTATTAAAGAATTAGAAAAAAATAATGATTGGAATTTGGTAAATTTAAAAAATTTTCGTATGTTTACATCTAAAACCACAAGTACTGGTTTAACAGTATTAACCAAAAAATAATATATATAAACGAAGACAATAAGTTATGGTTAAACCAAAATTGGTAACAGTTACAGGACACCGCACCAATACATTACGACATCAATTGAATCACTATAAAGATATAGTGAGCGATATATTTGTTGTGGTATATGAAAACTCCGAAACAAATAAGAAAATAGAATTTGAGATAGCAGATATTTGTGCCGATTTCGGATTAAAAATTCACAAAGTAAAAACTCACAAACCATTTGATTGGGAAATGGTTACAAATCTATACAATGAAACTAAAATGCTATTCCCAAATGATTGGTGGATTGTAGCAGATGATGATGAATTTCAATTGTATTCAAAACCGATATCAGAAATAATAACCGATTGTGATATAAATGGATGGAAATTCGTAACTGGTGGATTTATAGATAGAATTGGTATTGATGGCGATTTTCCATCAATAGATGATGATACTAATATTTGGAAAGAGTTTCCAATGGCTGGATTTTTTAGACAACCGATGAGTGGAGCTTGTCCAAATAAAGTTACTTTATGTAAGGGTAATGTTCAAATATCAAACGGACAACATTATGCTATTATTGATGGTGAAACTACTTGGAAGTGGAGAGGTTGGAATCATCCGCTAAGATACCCCGTTGATAAAAATTTCACACAAGTACATCATTTTAAATGGGATTCAACAGTAAGAAGAAGATTAAAAGCAGTTGCAGATATTAATACACCATATTCATATTCAGATGAATATAGGAAAATGTATGAATCTCTAAAAGAGAATAAATTCATAGTAGATATTTCTAATAAAGAGTATATGTTTGAGGAGTGTATAACTCCAAACTATGAAAACTATAAAAACTGGAATCATTTAAGTAAAAAAATAATAAGTTTATAATGAAAGGTGCTGAAAATAAAAAATTAGCAATAATTGTACCATATACCGAAAATAGGTTGGATGAAATGTATAAATTCTCCGGCCATATGGAATATTTCTTAGAAGATAAAATGGATTATACTATTCATTTTATGAACCAAAAATATGCAGATTTATATTTTAATTATGGTAAATTATGTAACATCGGATTCGATTTAGCAAAAGATGATAATGACTATTTCATATTTCACGATATAGATGTTTTACCGAAAGACGAAAGATGTGATTATTGGTATTCGGATAAACCAACGCATTTGTGTTCAAATTTAAGACCTTATGCCGATTGGATTGGAGGAGCATTTAAAATAAATAAACAACAATTCCAAAAAATTAATGGATTTAGTAATGATTATTGGGGTGGAGCATTTCATTGGAATGATTTACATTATCGATTAAATAAAAAAGGATACCTAACTCTCAATAAGTTCTTTACTAAAAATTTATATAAACCTCATATGCTAACAGATAGTAAGTTAGCTAATAGAGAAATTAAAAAAACAATATATCCATTGTTGTGTAGCGATAATACATGTGGTGTAATTAAATCCAATAAAGTTACCAATTTAACATTTAACGATTCATTTACAATATCGGTAAATGCATATATAAATGATGACCAAATTCAAAATGCCTGCATTGTTGGGAAAAAAGGATATGATATTGGATTATTTGTGATGAAGAATGAAGCCATAGTTGCTCAAATTTGGAATGATAAAAAAGAATTACATCAAATATGGTTTCCACATAGAAACTATTGTAACGAATGGGTTAATATTGGATTAACCATCGATTTAAATAATTCGGAAATGGTTTTATATTTGAATGGAAAAGATGTTAGTAGAGTAAATATATCACCAAATATATTGGATACATCAATGAGTGATGTTTGGGTTGGTAGTTTAGAATATAAAAACAATTTAAGAGGAAAAATATCAGAACTACTAATATTTGATTACGCACTAAAAGAATCAGAAATTCAAAAAATATATGTAGATGGGTACAAAGAAAAAAGTACAACGTTTGAACCTGTAATCAATATACCATTTGATAAAAGATTCGGAGATTTCTATGTAGATATTTCTAAGAAATCAAAAAGTAATTTAAGGGGAATATCAACCGGATTGATTTCAGAGATAGAAAAAGAAGATATAAACGTATCATATAAATTTCCAATGCCCGAAGAATCCCCAGGATATTTTGAAATTTTGGAAAATTCAAAAAAATTCCTTAAATTAGAGAATTATAAGTGGGATGAAAAAGATGAAAACTTTATAGAGAATGAAAATATATTCTTTTATGAAATTGCATCTGGCGTATTAAATACTGATAATTTTGGGTTAAATACTTTATCGTATGACCTAAAGGAAACTAAAAAAATAAAAGAAAACATATTCATACATTCAATTAAAATTTAATAATATGGCTACAAGTAAAAAAGAAGATGTAAAACAAGAACAAACCCCGCAACCTACCAATTTAGAATTAGTTGTGTTAGAAACCAGAAAAGTGAAAGCAATGGAAAAGATTGCAAATTCATTAGATGCGTTAACTATTTGGTTTGAAGAAATTGATAAAAAAGATTGGAGTGAGAGAATTGCATACTATTTGTATGAGTTTCACAATTTAGCAAAAGCTAGAAGTAATGGCGGGGATGAAGATACAGCAGAAGTAACTCAATCCGAATCAAATCCAATGCCTGTTAGAAAGGTAAGACCAAAAAAAGATATAGAAACAGTCTAAATTAAAATATGAAATTAGGAGTTATAGTTCCATATAGAGATAGACAAGAACATTTGGAAAAATTTATAAAGCAAATGCCTTCCTATCTTTCGAACAATGATATAGAATACGAATTAATAGTCGTAGAGCAATCTGATAAAAAACCATTTAATAGAGGAAAATTATTAAATATAGGCTTTTTAGAAGCTAAAAAATTAGATTGTAATTACGTTGTATTTCACGATGTGGATATGATTCCGATTGATGTTGATTATTCATATTCAGATATACCACTACATCTTGCTACCGAATTTGAATTAGAAAACGATAAATCAAAAAATTTATCATTTGAAGATTATTTTGGTGGTGTAACTATGTTTTCAAATGAAGCATTTGAAAAAATAAATGGTTATTCTAATTTATATTGGGGATGGGGGTTTGAAGATGATGATTTATTATTTAGAAGTAAAAACGAAAATCTACCATTAGATACTACAATCATTGGAAAAAATGATGTAAAAAATGTATATGGATTGTACTTCGATGGTTCGCAATCTCATATTAAAATAGAGAAAAAAGATTTATTAGATTTTTCAAAAAACAGAACCATATTAATAAGTTTTAAGCCAGATGATTTGGTTTCAAATCCAAATTTGGAATATGATGATTTTACGGTATTTTCTATACCGGGATACGATACAAATATTTCTTTTAATTCTTTTAGAAGATATAAAGTAGATGTTTGGGATGATAAAAATAAATGTATCTCAATAAATTCGGAAATACTTACAAACCATTTTACACAAATAGCTTTAGTAATAAATGCTGAAGAAAAAACAATTTCTTTTTATAAAGATGGTGAGTTAGTTGGTAGAGATTATTACAAAGGAAAATTAAAAGATTATTCTAAGGAGCAGCATTTTTATTTAGGAGTAGGAGACCCGAAAAGAAGTAATCCAAATTATTTTTCAGGAACAATTTCCGAATTTGCAATATTCAACGATATATTGAGTCCTAAAGAAATTCAAACATTATCAGAAACGGCTTTAGAAAATTCTTTATTAGAAAATTTTAGAGGCTACAATTCCGCTGAAAATTTAATGCTCTATTATGATTCAAAATTTGTTAGAAACAATTACATAATGGACTTAACTTTTAATAAAAATGATGGACAAGTATTTAATTCTCATTTTATTAAATCAACAGAATCATTGGGTAAAATGATAGATGTTCCATATAGACGTGTTGGATTATTTAAACTATTATCACATAAGACAAATAGTTGGGATGGTGGTAGATGGGTTCATAATGAAACCCGTATAAATCAGATAAAATTCTTAAATGAAATAAAGCAAGATTTATATGATACAAAAAAGGATGGATTAAATAGCTGTATGTATCAGATTATTGGTAATTCACATATACAAAAGTATCATCATTTATCTGTATTAATTTAGTATATTGATGAACATCTTTTTAATAGGGGATTGATGAAAAATGTTGCTGCTAAATACGCATTTGAAGATGGGTGTGATTACATTGTATGGCATGATATTGATATGGTGCCAGAAGATGAGAGTTGCGATTATTCGTACAATTCGGATAATCCAAAACACTTAGCAGTTCGTATTTCACAATCCGACTATGGATTAAAATATTATGAATATTTTGGTGGTGCAGTTTTATTTACAAAAGAACAAGTCCTAAAAACCAATGGTTATTCAAATGATTATTGGGATTGGGGTATGGAGGATGATGATTTATTTTGGAGATGTGTAAAAGAAGGAATGGCTGATAGGCAGTTTATAGAGTTTGATAAAACAAAAACTGCTGCTATTTTTGATGGTAAAACATCTATGATTAAAATACCATGCAATGAAGATATGCGATTTGCAATAAGTAGTTCTCATACAATATCAATATTAGTAAAGGCTGACCAGCAGATTGAAAAAGTACCCATTTGGTTGATAGGAGATGAAAATAGAAAGTTTGTTGAATACCCCATATTTAGAAAGCCAGGTTACGATTGGGGTGTATCATTTAATAATAGCAGAGCTTATACAGCCATGCTATGGAACTCACATAAAGAACATTTATATCAATGGTTTAAACGATATGAAGGTGAGTGGAGTTGGCTAACAATGGTTGCAGATGATTATAACAAAAAAATGCACTTTTATCTAAATGGTAGAGAGAGTAGCGCAAGACATGGTACGGGTACAGAATCTCCACTAAGATACGAACATACTTTAAAAAGATATGGGAGCGAACCATTCTATATAGGATATACCCCATCGGTAGCTGGATTTGAACCAAACGCCTTTTTTAAAGGCGAAATTGCAGATATTAAATTTTGGAACAGAGCTTTAGGTGAAGCTGAAATAGAATTATTACACAAACAATTCTCAACAAAGGGATTGTTATTACATTATAATTTTAAAGAATTTGATGAGATGGGTAGAGTTATAGACCAATCCGAATTAAATGATGGAATATGTAAAAATGTTTCATTTGAAGATAGAGATATAAAAATTTCTGATGTAATTTTACCATATAGACGAGATGGTAAATTTCTATGCTTACCGCATCAAACCGAAGGATTAATTAATGTTGGTGGAATAGAAAAGTGGGCAAAAGGAGAAACCACAGCTGCAAACGAAAGAAGATATGTGTTAGAAATGCAGCAAGGTAAAATAGATTATAAAAACGATGGTATGAGTAATTTAGATGAAAAATTTAAATATCTAAATACACAAACTATATTTGATAAACATAAGATGATTAACGTTCATTGTATAAAATAATAAAATGGCAGAAGATAAAATTATAAAAGGAGAAAATCCACTGTATGTTCAGGTAAAAAACGAATTAGATTCCATCGGACATGGTATGTGTTTGGCAAAGTGGACACAAGTAACTATGCAATTACAAAGTGGACATAACCATTCCTGCCATCACCCCGCTACTCATAAAATTTCAGAACAAGAAATAGCAAGAAATCCATCTGCACTTCATAATACTCGTTTCAAAAAACTAAAAAGAAAAGAAATGTTAAGTGGAGCAAGGCCTGCTGAATGTGATTATTGTTGGAATGTGGAAGATAATTCGGATAGATTTAGTGATAGAATATTTAAATCATCTGAAAGTTGGAGTTGGGAACATAAAGAAGAAATTTTTAATTCAGATTGGAGAGATGATTATAATCCAAAATATGTTGAAGTTGCATTTTCAAATGTTTGTAATTTCAAATGCTCATATTGTGGACCATCATTCAGTACAACTTGGATGGAAGAAATTGAGCAATTCGGTGGATTTCCAACTACTGATAATTTCAACGATATTACTTGGATGAAGCGTGAAGATAAAATGCCTATTCCACAAAGACAGCATAATCCATATGTAGAAGCATTTTGGAAATGGTGGCCAGAGTTATATAGAGATTTACACACCTTCAGAATCACCGGAGGTGAGCCATTATTATCAAAAGATACTTGGAGTGTTTTGGATTACATTATTAGTGAAAAGAATCCAAATAGAAATCTTAAATTAGCAATTAATTCGAATTTAGGTGTACCTGATGCGTTGATTGATAAATTGATTGAAAAAATAAAGAAAATTGAAGATGAAGGTAGAGTTAAAGAATTGATTCTATTTACATCCGCTGATACTTGGGGACAACAAGCTGAATACATTCGAACTGGTTTAGAATTTAATCGTTTTTGGGATAATATTAATAAAATTCTTTTAAACTGTCCGAAGATAGTTGTAACCTTTATGGTTACATATAATGCTTTATCCGTTTTTAATTATGATAAATTGATAAAAGAAATTTATAAATTAAAAGAAACATATGCAAGTCCATATCGTTATTGGAATTCGGCAACTTTCTTAGATTCATCATATCTACGATACCCACTACATCAAACGGTTCAAGTGTTACCACATCAGTTTTCAGAAAAAATAATGAACCAAGCTAAATTGGCAACATTCTTTTCAACCCCATCTTTTAATTCTACTCAAATTGGATATTCAGATGTTGAGGTTCAAAAGATTAAAAGAATTTACGATTGGATGCTAGCACCACAAGATTCGATGCAGCAAATGAAAAATAGACATAACTTCTTTAAATATTTTAGTGAACATGATAAACGCAGAGGTACTGATTTCATTAAAACGTTTCCGGAATTAGAAGAATTTTATCACTTTTGTTCAACTATTACAATATGAGTTTAAAAATAAACGCAGAAAATTTATATTTGGTACTCCCATCAAATGTATCATTTAAAGAATCTAATATAGGTGATTCTATGGAAAACGATTTTACTTTATTTGCTAGAGTAAAAATTGATAAAGAAACTTTAACAGAAAACGAATCGTTTATTATTTCCAGAAGTGGAATGCATTCAGGCATATCTATATTTAAAAATCAGTTAGATAAAGTATTTTTACAATACACATATTGGTTTGAAAATGAAGAAGATGGAAGTAAATCGGTTAAGCAAGTTCAAATAGAACTAAAAGATTCAGATTTAGATGATTTTATAGATGTATATATGACAAACGATGATGCGAAAGCAAAAATATCTTGCTATCTTAACAATAACATCGTTGGTAGTATAGTGTATTCAGGTCTTAATAAACTTTCCTATGTAGATGCTCCGTATTGGATAGGATGTGGTAGTATGTTTGGTGATGAAAACACTAGAGGTATAGGCGATTTTGAATATGATATTGTCTTTGCAATTAAGAAAAAATTATTAACGTTGGATGTTCAAGATATTTTAAAAAATTATGAAGCTAAGTATAGTAGAAGAGCATTTGGAAATTATAAAATATTCAATCCAAATTGGGAATTAACCAAATACTTTGCTTTCTTTTGTAATTTTGAAATATCAAATAGATACAAACTTTGGAATTATGCATTTAATGGAAACTATCCACAAATCTATATTGATGGAAACGTATATTATTAATATATGAGAATAGCAGTTTGTTTTAGTGGTCAATGGAGAACCGGAAACTATTGTTATGAAAACTTAAAACAATTTTTTGGTATATTGTATCCATATTGCGATTTCTTTATTCACACTTGGGATATAAATAAACAAAAGTGCTATAATTTATCCAATGTATTTTCAAAAGAAACAAAGTTAACATCGAATGATATCAATGAAATTAAAAATAAATACAACCCTAAAAAAATAATAGTAGATGATTATCAAATTGCTTATAAAGAGTTAGTAAAATATGAACCTTTACTATATACAACTGTAAATATATTTGATATAGTTCAACCTCTATGGTATTCTTTTTACAAAAGTATTCAGTTAAAAAATGAATATGAAATTGATAATGGATTTAAATATGATTATGTTATAAAATTAAGACCAGATATATTACTTCATCCAAATAGACGATTAAGTCAAGATATAGAAATGTATAAAAATGAATTAGATTCGGGTGAATTTTATATAGAAAATTTGATAAGAGATTATTCTATTGATACTCATACGATAGACGATGTTTATTTTTTATCAAATTCAGAAAGTATGAATATTGCATCTGAATACTATTTAAAATGGTTGGATTGGGGTATTGGAGATAGGACTAAACCATTTTATGGATTTATAAGACATTCTATATTACACAATTTAAAACTATTGCAATTTAAAAGGAGAGATTTAGGTGGCGAATCGGGCTATATAGTGTTAAGACCAGAATGTTTGGAATATAATGATAGTACCATTGATGGGTATCATAGATGTATTGGATGCGAAGACTACTACTATGGGAATCCTCAAAAAAATCCGATAACTCCGGAGGGACATTATATAAATTTATTAAAAGATAGATATATTATTAATGATGATGTAGATAATTACATTGATGAATTAGTAGAAAAACAATAAAAAATGAAATTAGCTGTTTGTTTAAGTGGACAATTAAGAACTTGGAAAGATTCCTACAAAAGTTGGGGATTATTCTTTGATGAACTTCAAAAATCACCTATATTAGATGGTGAAGAATTAGAAGTTGATTACTTTGTACATACATGGGATTTTAATAGTACACCATTTGCGGTTTGGACAAAACAACAATGGGATGCTGGTAAATACCATTCAGGCTTTGAACAACCTCCAGCGGAAGGTGTTACAAAGGAAGAAATAGATGAATTTTTGGAAACTATAAAACCAAAACAACACATCATTGAAAACATATTCAAAAGTACAAGTCGTAAAGAAGAATTAGATGCCAGAACTCAATGGAGATTGGGAGATTACACAAAGTGGTCACCAATAAGTTGGGCCGGTTCTCAACTATATGGAATTATGAGAGCAGCTGAAATGAAACGAAATTGGGAATTAGCTTATGGATTTGAATATGATATGGTGGTAAGAATGAGAAATGATTTAAGTTTTGATTATTTAAATCGTATGATATTTGTTAACGATTTTGAAATGCCAAAAGAAAAAACATTATATTCGGTTCATAGTTTTAATACAGAATACTTTCCACATGATGCGGTTGGTGATATATTTTTCTACGCAGATAGTTTTACATATGATATTATAGCAAACGCATACAATTATTTACCACAAATATCGCCTGATATATTTCCACCGGATGTTAAAGTTGAATCGATATTAGCATACTTAATACGAATATTTGATATTAAAAACGTAAGATTAAAAATTGACCCAGATATAATAAGATAATATGAAAAAGTTAACAACATATAATATAGCAGTTTGTTTAAGCGGACAATCACGTACTTGGAGAACGGCTAAGGAAAACATTCTTAACTATTTTGATGTAAAAATTAATACACATAAAAATTGTAAAGTAAATGTTGACTTCTTTATTCACACTTGGGATACAAATAGTTACAGAGATAAAACACAACCGAGATGGGAAAATACTGATTATGTAATAGATAATCCAAATGAAGCTGATGAAATAAAATTTGCTTTTAAACCAAAGTTGATGGAGTATGAACCATTTAATTCGGAAGGATTTATTGAAGCTTGGGATGGCATGTTTTATAGCTTTATGAAAAGCGTAGAACTTAAACGAAGATATGAGTTAATGAAAGATATCACATATGATATGGTTATTAAAACCCGATTTGATATAAACTTTCTACAAGAAGGTGTTAATAAATTTGGGTTACCCATAAATAAATTCTATGTACATCCGATAAAACCATTTACGGCATATGCCTCATCGGCAACTCCTACAAGATTTCCAAACGAATTCAATCAGGTTTGCTTTGATGATGTATTCTTTTATGCAGACTCATCCACTATGGATATAATAGCACAAATTTACAGATGGTATAAAAAAATAATGGAAAAAGGTAGACTACAAAAAGTTACAGGGGAGTTCGTTGAATTTCCCGAATTCTACTATGGACCGGGTACACTTTTATACAAATATATGACTAATTGGAATATTCATCCATATGGAGAACATGCTAATCCATACTATGTAGTTAGAAAAGAAGCAGAAGATAGGGGATTGCATAGCATTAATGATTGGCAAGAAGTATTCAACGTATCAAAAGATTGGTATGAAAATGGTTATTTTGAAAAATCAAAAGCTGATATACATTAATTATGAATAATTTATTTGTATTTGGATGTTCGTTTACGCATGGAAATGGTTGTTTACCAAATGACCCATATTCTTTAAAATATAAAAAGTCCGAAGATGATTTAATATGGCCGGAAATCATAGCTAAAAAATTAAATTTAAAATTATTTAATTTAGGAATGGGTGGCGTTGGAAATGATTATATAATTGACAGTATTATGCAAAATTTCGACTTAATAGGTGAAGGAGATGTTGTCATAATACAAAAAACATTTTCGCATAGATTTGATATATGTTCTAAAAATGATGATGATAGTGGATATCAATGGGAAACCATAACTCCAACATCGGAAGTGTTTTTAAAAGAAAAAGGATATTCTAAAAATGATATATTATCTTTTTTACATACCTTATCACTAATTGATACCGATTTACACAATGAAAGGTGGCTAGAACGAATGCATTTTTTTAAAAAAATATTAGATGTTCATAAAAAAGTTAAAGTGTGTTTATTTTGGGATTTAGAAGATGGGTATCATATAAAATTTGAAAGAATTAGTGATATCGATGCACAAATAAATGATGGACATTGGTCTTTTAAAGGACATAAAGCATTTGCTGAAGAAATAGTACAAAAAATAAAAGAATATGAATAAAAAATTAAAAATAATTACCAATGGAGATAGTTGGGTATTTGGTTCTGAAATAGCAGACCCACAAATCAGTATGAGATTCGATGGTGAAGTTCATCCTGGTAAATATGATTGGATGGAAGAGAATGATAATTATAGAATTCCAAAAATATTTCCAACACGATTATCAGAAATGATGAATGCAGAAGTTACAAACTTAGCTTGGCCTGCCGATGATAATGGAACTATTGCACATAGAACAATGGCATATATAACATCAAATTACATTGATAAAGAATTACCAACAGATGATTTATTTGTAATAGTTGGATGGTCATCTCCTGAAAGAAATTTCTTTTGGTATAAGGATGATATTGAAAACTTCTCAATGAGATTTAGATTATGGCCACAAGTTCAGCACTTCGATAAACCACAGCAAGAAGAATTTTGGAAGTTATATGTACAATATCTTTGGAATGCGGAAGAATATTTACCAAGATATGTTATGAACGTTTTACAACTTCAAAACTTTTTTAAAGCTCATAATATTAAATGGATGATGTTTAATGCGTTTTATCAAACACCAGGAAAAAATCCAATGGATTGGGAAGATTTAAACGTTAGAGACGAGTTACAAAAATTAAACTTACATGGTACTCCATATAGTATATCCAATCATAAAGGTAGACACGTTTATCAATATGATTACGTTCCAATGTGGGATACAGTAGATAGAATTCGTTTCTATAAAAAAGACCAACCAAACAATACATTTAAAAGTTTTATGGAAAAGAAAAATCCAACCCCCGTATATTATGGATGGCACCCATCTCCTGAATCACATACTATTTGGGCTGAAGAATTGGTTAGATATATAAATCAATACAAATTACTTTAATAATGTTAGATTTAACAAATGTATCTGTTGTTATAGTAGATGATTATAGAGATAATCCATCAGAATCTAACATACGAAACATAATAGTAAAGAAAGCATTAGATTATTCAAAGCAATATATTAATTTTGGAGAAATATTAGAATTTTCTCCGTTAAATGGATTCAATCGAAGTTTAAAAACCGGCGAATTCGAAAACTTTTTTGTAAGAGAATTACCTTGGTTAGTAAATACCGAATATTATTTAACTTTCCAATGGGATGGATTTATAATAAACCCATTAAGTTGGAATCCGAATTGGCTAAAATATGATTTCATTGGCGGTGGACATCGTTTACAAAATGGTGGATTTTCTTTAAGAAAAACCAATATGATGCGAAATCTATCAACCAATGAATTAATGGAGTGTATAAATGGATTTGGTAATGTAAATTCTTTATATACAAATGAAGATTCGTATTACTCTATGTTTTATAAACATAATGCTAAAAAGATACCCGGCGAAGATAGTAGAATAAGATATGATTGGTGTGAATTTATAGAAAATAAAAATTTATTATTAAACGAACCATTTAATCCATTAAATGAAAATGATGAAATATGTGATTCTTTTAATTTTTCATCATTTTTTAAATACAATTCAAACGCATTTGGATGGCACTGGTCCGGAAGTTTAGATACATTTACAACTCTACATTATTATAAAGAATTAAATGTTTTTTCTGAAGAAGAATTAAAACGTATAGATACTTATTTAAGAAAAAGAATAAATCGTTAATATGAAAAATATAGTTATTTGTGGTGATTCATTTAGTATTGGAATAGGGTGCCACGATTTACACAATGAACCATATGGTTCTAGGCTAGCAAATAAGTTTGATAGAAATATTTTAAACTATGCAAAAGGCTCATCCACAAATCTATCTATTTTTTTACAAGTAAAATATGTTGTAGAAAATATAAATCCATCGGATATAGATTTTGTATGTATTGCACCAACCTCATATAATAGAGTAGAATGGTTTCCAGAAGATGCGGATGCATCCGATGGAGATTTGAAATTAACAGGTGTTAATTACCATCAATATCCGCCATATGGGAGAGATACTTATCAGTATATTTTAGAAAACCCAATGAAATATGATGAAAGATATACAGGCGAAATGTTTACTGAAAATTATTATGGTGTAGTAGATTATGTGGATAATGTTTTAGATGGAAAGCGTGGAGCTGGAGATTACTTTGCTAAATTCAAAAACGAAAGGCCTGATAGAATGCGTTTACTTAGAAATTATTATGCAGAAGTTTTTGATGATAGAATACAACGTTATTATGATATAGGCGTAATTACTATGGCATATAATTTATTAGAAAATAGAAATATAAAATCATTGGTATTAACTTATGATGCGGATTTTAAAAATTATATACCAGATGAAAGTTTAGTTAACGTAGATTGGGGGATATTATCAAAGAAGTATCCCGATGATTTGAATACACTACATACATCAGCCGAAGGCCATAAAGAGGTTTTTGAAACGATAATAAAAAAATTACAAAGCAATGGATGGAGTAAATAAAAAAAGATTTTTTGCATTTGGGTGTAGTTACACATGTCATATAGCTGGAACTTGGGCAGATTATATTGGTTCAAACTTTGAAGAATACTACAACTTTGGAAGAGGTGGAGCATGCAACACATATATAATGAGTAAATTTATAGAAGCAGATGTTAAATATAAATTTGATTATGAAACGGATTACATAGTTGTTATGTTTACTAATTTCAATAGATTTTCATACTACGATAAAGTTGGTTGGAAATTACAAGGAAGCGTTTATAAAAATGAAACATACCCAGAACAATTTAGAAATCAAATGTGGTCCGAAGATTGGGGAATTTATAATTCTTGGATAGCAATAAACACAATCAAACAATTATTGAGATATAAAGCTTTAGAAAATAAATTGCTAATGGCTATGGATAGTATTTATTTTGAAGAATCTCCGTTTGATGATACATTAACAAACGCTTTATCAAATAAATTTGTAAACAATATTTACAATTCATTAGCCGATTCTGAATCATTAGATAAGTGGAAGGGAAAACGATATGAGTATCCAAATGATTATGAGTTATATAAAAAAGAAGATTTCAGAGATGCACATCCTACTCAAAAGATGCATTACGAATTTATGAAAGATAAATTTCCACAATTCGATACAGAAAAATCTAAAAATACATTTGAATTGTTAGAATCGTTAAAGGATACTTCATCTTGGCACAATCAACAACAATCATATCAACTGAATTTTAATCAACAAAAAAACAAAGCATTCGGTGCTCCCTTATTTTAATATGAACAAATATAAATTAAACTTCGTTTTTGATTACTTTTTTCCAAGTTTCATTTTACCAAATGCAACTATGCCTGAAATTGGTATTGTAAATTATTTAGCTTCAATGCACACAAATAAAGCACAAAATGCAACTGTGTTTGAACAGCAAATTGGTTTACAAGAATTGTTTGGGGATAAATTTAATGGTATGCCTAATTCCGGTACTGGGTATTTTTATCAAGCACAAGTTTATCAACCTATATTAGATTTTATACAAAAACCATTATATAACAATAATAATGGACAAGATAGATTTATATATCCAATAAAACCTAATCCTGTATTAAGTGATTTTATTGGCGTAAATCAAACAATTGGTAGTAGAATGAATGGGGAATTCTTTTGGAAATATATTTCGGCACAAGCTATGGAACATATTTTACGAAAAGATGGAATTATATTCATAGATTATTCAATGGAGCCATATATTGATAAATACTTACATGATGCATTTCACGAAGGATTAAAAAATAGTGGTATTCCAAAAGAATCTATAATTTTATGTGTAAATAGTTTTAATGCAAGAACTTGTTATGAGAACTATTATCCAGAAAATGAAAGAATGTATTCAGTTAGAAATTTACCATTCTGTTTAGACCATAGCTCTTGGTATTATAATAGTGAATTAGAAAGAAATACAGGAGTTTGTATGACCGAAGCTGATTTTTTAAATACAAAAAATACAATAAGAAAAAACCATTTTTTAATGAAAATTAGAAATGGTAGACAGCATAGAATCGCATTTTTGTATAAAATGGCAAGTGCTAATTTATTGGAAATGGGAGATTTTTCATTCCTTACACCAAATGTTAACCAAAATTTTATGGATTCGGTTCAGCACGTAATTCAAAATTATGACTTAAAAAATCAACATTTGGGAAATATTAAAAGGTTACATGAAACGGCTCCGCATGTTTTACAAAGTGAAAGAGATATATCATATGGACAAATTAATGCGTGGACTGATTCTCACTTTCAACCACATATAAATTCTTATTTTGAAATATGTTTTGAAACATTTGTACATGGCGACCACAAATCATTAACGGAAAAAATATTTAAACCAATTATAAATTTCCAACCATTTTTCTTTGTTGCATTCCCAGGAGGATTACAATTATTGAGAAATTTAGGATTTAAAACATTTGAAGGGTTTATCGATGAAAGCTATGATAATATAGAAAATGTTAATGAAAGATTAGAAGCTATATTTTTAGAAGTTAAAAGATTATGTGAAATGAGTAAAGAGGAAATACACGATTGGTATTGGAAAATGGAAGATATACTAATTCATAATCATAGAACATTAATAAATCATCATAAGAATAAATTATTTGGAGAAGATTTAGTTAAAGAATTCTATGATATCACACATAATATTATTTAAAAATGAGTTATACAAAAGATTACGAATTAATACTATCGGATGATGTTTTTATAAACAAAAATTATGTAAATAAGGAACTACTCACAATAGCTAGTGATACAAAAGATGATGGTTCTATTTTATATAAAATGAATGAGCATGGATACCGTTCAAATTCATTCAAAAACAAATCAGAATATAATATTCTAACATTAGGGTGTTCTTGGACTATGGGTGTTGGCGTTAGAAATGAAGCCATATGGCCTACATTGATAGCAGAAAAAATACAAAATAAAATAAATAAAAAAGTATCTTTATTTAATTATGGAACATATGGTGTATCAACTTCTTTTACAGCTAAAAATTTTTATAAAATTGTAACATCCGAAATTAAACCCGATTTGGTTTTAATAATGTGGCCTGGGTTTAGTAGACGAGATTACTTAAAAGATAATGGAGTATTTAAAAAGGTAGGGGGGTTTAGATTAGCACATGAAAGAGATGTTATTTGGAAAAACGAAGAAGAAGATAGATTATTTGTTGAACTAAGAAATGATTATCAGGATTTAATGGAGTTTTGGGAAGCTTATAAATTGGTTGAAATGACCGCAAAACTATATAATATAAATGTTATACATACCATTTCCGGATATTATTACGATATATTTAAAGAACTAAAACCGCATCTTAAAAATACAATTGATTATAGCACATTTTTTGAACCATTGGATTGTTATCAAACCGATTTTGCAGCAAGAGATAATCATCACCCTGGCGAAAAATGGCATTTGGAATTTTCAAAAAAGTTTTTTATCTTTGTAGATAAAAAATTATGAAAGTAGCAGTATGTTTTAGTGGGCAGATTAGGACAGCAAACGAATGTGCACCTAATCTAAAACGATTTTTCTCAAGCAAAAAGCATGAGATTGATTTTTTTATTCATACTTGGGATAACACATCTTACAAAAATTTCAATGGCACAAACATTTATCCACATCGTACTAGATTTATTACATCGGATGAAGTAGAATTTTTAAAACAAACTTACAATCCAAAAGCAATAAAAATAGAATCGCATTTGGATTATTTAAAAAAATATGTAGAAAAAGGATTTGGTAGTGGATTAGAGCTTTGGTATTCTTTTTATAAAAGTATTATTTTAAAAAGATGGTATGAAAGAAAACATAATTTTAAATATGATATTGTTATAAAAATAAGACCGGATTCTATGTTTAAAAATGTTGATACGTTTGATGAGCATATTGAGCATATTTTAAGTAAGAGTGATAATACAATGGCTACTCATTTCAGATATAGCTCAGACTGGACTAGTATTTTAAATACAATAAGCGCAAACGATATTTTTTTTATTTCAAATTCTAAAACAATGGACTCATATTCAACATTTTTTATAGACAAAATGAAATATGATAAATCAATAAATCCAGCGTATTGTAAAAATGATGGATATGGATATACTCAATATATGCACACATTTTTTAAAAACATAAATCCAATACATGCGTTTGATGAACCATTTGTGTTAAGAGATGCATATAAACATTTAGCAAAGGAAGAGGTTAGTAAAGAGTGTATAGAAAAAATATCAGAAGCTGATGGATATTATTATAGCTATTATAAATTAAACCCTAATGGTAATTTTTATGTATATGACTTACCTAATGAGGTTGGTGTTGATTTTGATGATATGGACAACAAAGTTTATTTAAATGAAAATTGAAAATATAAAAATAGCGATTTGTTTTAGTGGACAAATAAGAACAGGGTTATTAACCTATAAAAATATTAAAAATTTTATAGGAGATTTAATAGACCAATGCGATGTATTTGTTCATACTTGGGATGTTAGAAGTGAAACATCATCGGATTTAAGTATAGCAGGTGTTCCATTTAAAGAGCCTAATTCTTTGTTTGAAGAATTTTCAAAAATATGGAATCCTAAAAAAATGATTGTTGATGATTTTATTGACTGGCAAAAACAATATATTAAAATAGAACCTTTATTTTATTCTTTATATGAATGTGATAAACTAAGAAAAGAATATCAAAAAGAAAATAATTTAGATTATCATTTTATAATAAAAATAAGGCCTGATTTTATTTATAACCCATCATATAAATTAAAAGATGAATTGGAAATAATATTAAATTCCGATTACGGAAATAGTATATATACTATGGATTTTGGAAATGTAATAAGTTTAAATAAATTTGAAGATGTTTTTTGGATTGCTACATCAAACGTTTTTGATGTTGCTGTAAATTATTACTTCGAAAGATTGGGAACGAATGAAGTAGATTGGCAAACGGAAATGGCGGAATATTTAATCAAAAATAATATATCGTTTAAACGATTGTTTTGTGGAAATGAAGGTATCCCATACCGATGGAGTAATCTTTATGAACAAAATAGAACAATAGAAGATTACGAAAACAATTGGAGAAGGTATTTTTTTAATTTACCCGTTTAGTATATTTATAATTAATAGAACATATTAATATGAAAACAGTTACAAAGCCTTGGGGCAAAGAAGAGTGGTTAGAACTCAATGATAGATATTGTTATAAACGCATATACATAAATGCTGGATACAAAACATCTTATCAATATCATAATTTCAAAAAAGAAACCAATTATATAATTTCCGGTGAAGCAGAGGTATGGTTAGAAAACGATGAGGGAGTTGTTGAAAAGAAAATTATGAAAGCAGGAGATTACTTTAATGTAACTCCACCAAAAAAGCACAGAGTTATAGCACTTACCGATATAATACTTCAGGAAGTTTCTACACCCGAAGTAGATGATGTAATCAGAATCAATGATGAATTCGCTAGAGGAGATGGTAAAATAGAAGGAGAACATCAGACTCCTGCTGTATTAATATTAGCAGCTGGATTAGGAACACGATTGGAAACTCTTACAAAAGAAATTAACAAAGCACTTTTACCAATTAACAACCGTGCAATTATATCTCACATAATTGATAAATTTCCAAAAGATTATGAATTTATAGTAGCAATTGGATACAAAGGTGAATTGGTTAAAGAATATTGTAAATTAGTGTTTCCTAATCATAAATTTACATTTGTCGAAATAGACAATATAGATGGACAAGGTTCTGGTCCTGGATATTCTACATTAAAGTGTAAGGAATATTTGCAAAGACCTTTTTATATAACAACTTGCGATTGTCTAATCGATTCACCAATGCCACATTTAGATGGTAATTGGTTAGGAGTTCAACCAACATCATATCCTGAAAAATATTCTACAATATTATCTGATGGTGATAATATTATAAATTATTCTAATAAAAGCGAAAGCGGTTTTGATTTGGCATTTATTGGATTGGCGGGAATATGGGATTATAATGTATTTTGGAAGCAGTTGGAATCAAAAACTATTAATGGAGAATTGGTATCAGCATTTGAATCGCCATTAGAATATCCAACATTTAAAATTAAAAAACTAAAGTGGTTAGATACCGGCAACTTAGATGATTTAAATAAAACAAAGCAATATTTTAACGATGTTCCATTATCATTACAAAAAGATAATAATGAAATAACGTACAAAGAAGGTAATTTATTTATTAAATTTACACCTGATACAAACATATTAGAAAATAGAATTAAACGAGCTCAATTAATTCAAAATCAAATTCCATCTAACTTTGGATGTGTTTCAAAGTTTATGTATTATAATTGGGAAGATGGTAATACGTTGTACACCATTGATAATTTAGAATTGTTTAAAAAATTTTTAAAAACATTAGAAAATAATTTACAAAATATTTCTAATAATTCATTGGAGCACATTCATAAATTTTACAAAGATAAAACTTATCAAAGACTTAATAAATTTATAAGTAAAAATGGGGATAAGTATTTTAAACATCCACATAACATAAATGGAGTAGATTACCCATCATATGATTCTTTTTTTGGTAATATAAATTTTAGTAAGTTTAATAGTAATACTTTTTATAAAGTGTTTCACGGAGACCTTCAATTTGATAATATTATTTATAATTCAAAAAATGATAAATTTACATATATTGATTGGAGAGAATCGTTTGGAGGCTATACTGAATCGGGCGATATATACTATGATTTAGCTAAATTATATGGTGGTTCTATAATACCATATAATATGATGAAGGATGAATCTAATATAGATTATGTTGAAGGGGAATATTCGATTAGATATTCATACGATATTTCGGATAATCTAAATTTATTTAAAAAAGAATTTGAAGATTGGGTCATTAAAGTTGGGTTTGACTTAGATAAAGTAAAACTAATAACTGGCTTAATATTTTTAAATATGTCGCCATTGCATGATGAGAAGTTTTCAAAAATGTTGTGGTTCAAATCAATAGAAATACTTTATGGGTTTGCAAATAAATAAAGATACAAAAATCTTTGGTTCATTTTCAGAAACACCTGGCAACAACGGATGTTTATTTTTTAATGCCGCATTTGAAAAGCATAATATAAATGCAATATATAAATCCTTTTATTCGGATAACATAAAAGATACAATTACTTCTGTAAAGCATTTGGGATTTAGTGGATTTGCGTTAAGTATGCCACATAAAATAAATGTAATACCATATCTAAATCATTTGGATGAAATTTCTCATAAAATAGGAGCGGTTAATACTGTTGTAAATATAAATGGAGAATTGACCGGATTTAATACCGATTTTTTTGGTATTATTGATTTTTTTTCGTATATTAACATAGAAAAGAATATAAACATAATTGGTAATGGGGGATTTAGTAAAGCAATTCAATATGCTTGTAAAAAAATGAATATTGAATATAAGATAATTAAAAGGGAGGATACCAAAACAATGTTTAATGTTGTAGATGAGATTTTTATAAACGCAACTCCAATTGAATTTGAATCTACACACAATAAAATAATAGATTTAAGACCACATACTCATTATGGAAAAATTGTTGCAGAATATCAAGCAAAGCATCAATTCAAATTATATACAGGAATAGAATATGATGCTACCTAAATATTACATATGCCCAATGTCTAAAAACATTGTTGATTCCGTTTTGGAATTAAACAATTCAGCATTTGGATTGTTACCAACACGCAGACAAATTGATTTTAATAGTGGATATGTAAATGGATGGAATACTAAAAGTTTTTACGAATACGTCAAATCTATAAATCCTAATATAATATTAGAACGTGACCATTCCGGCCCATTACAAGGAAGTGTGGAAGATTTTGGGTATGAGACATATACACACGACGCAAACTACTTTGATGTAATACATTTAGACCCTTGGAAATATACTCAAAATCATTTGTTAGGGATAAAAGAAACAGTAGATGCTATAAAATATATACATCATATAAATCCAAATACTAAATTTGAAATCCTTACAGAAGAAGCTATAAAACCATTTTCGGATAACGAACTAATCAATATTCTACAATATTTAATAACCAATTTGACAAAAGATGAATTTGATAGTATCATATACATTGTAATTCAATCAGGAGTTGGATTGGATTTAGTTGGTGGAAAAAATACGGGAATATTTAATTTAGAAAAATTAAAAACACAATCTCTTTTAGTAAAATCATTTGGTAAAAAAACAAAAGAGCATAATGGAGATTATTTAAGTACACCGGAATTAAAAATACGATTTCAAAATGGGTTGGATTCAATTAATATTGGTCCTGAAATTGCTCAAATAGAAACACTTACCTATTTAGAACATATGACAAAAACACAAATTGATGAATTTTATGAAATATGTTTAAAATCTATGAAATGGCAGAGATGGGTGCCGGATGGAAATACTACTTTATCTAAAAAATTACTAATTAAAGTGTGTGGCCATTATTGTTTTGATTTGTACAATATGCCAAAAATAGATAATATAGTTAAAGAAAATATTAAAAATAAATTAAATCATTTACCATAATGGAAAAAATATTTGCTTTTGATTTAGATGATACACTTTGTTACAGACCTAAAGATGTAGAACATTTAGGCGGTGATAAATACCACCATTGTAAACCAATACAAGAAATGATTGATATTTCCAATAAATTATATGATGGTGGAAATACCATATATATCTATACCGCAAGAGGTATGAAAACATTTGATGGTGATATTAAAGTTATATATGAACAACTTTATGAGTTAACTTTAAATCATTTAAAAGAATGGGGTGTAAAACATCACGGATTATTTATGGGTAAATTGCATTATGATTTACTTATAGATGATAAGGCTATGGATTTAGAAACAGCTAAAAGGGAATTAATAAAATTATGAAAATATTAATCACAGGCGGCGCCGGTTATTTGGGTTCGGTTATTGTAGACAAGATGTTGAAAGCCGGATATGAAGTAGTTGTATTGGATAAGTTATTGTTTAACCAAACATCGCTACTTCAATATACATCTAATTCAAATTTTAAATTTATCTATGGAGATGTTCGTAATGAAACATTATTAGAAGAACTTTGTATAGAAGCAGATGTTATAATACCATTGGCGGCAATAGTAGGATTCCCCGCATGTGCGGCTGACCCTCAATTGGCAAATGAAATAAATTTTAAACAAATCTTTAATATTGTAAGATTTGCAAAAGATAAAAAAATATTGTACCCAAATACTAATAGTGGGTATGGTATTGGTGTAGGGCAAACCGAATGTACCGAAGAATCGCCATTAAATCCTATATCGGTTTATGGTAATACCAAATGTGCAGCAGAAAATTTCCTTAGAGCAAATACATCAGCGATTACATTTAGATTAGCAACTGTATTTGGTGTATCATCTCGTATGAGAACCGATTTATTAGTAAACGATTTTGTTTATAAAGCAATTACGGATAAATACATCGTTGTGTTTGAAAAGAACTTTAAAAGAAATTTTATCCACATAGAAGATGTAGCATCGGCATTTCTTTTTATGTTAGAAAACTATGAACAATATAAAGGTGAAGTTTTCAATGTTGGGTTAAGCTCTGCCAATTTATCAAAGCAAGAATTGTTGGAAAAGATACAATCTCATGTAAAGGATTTTGCGGTATCATATAACGATTATTATGAGGACCCCGATAAAAGAGATTATATCGTATCAAACGCTAAAATAGAAGCGACTGGGTGGGTGCCACATTGGGGATTGGATAAAGGTATTAAACAATTAATTCAGGGATATCAAATGATAGTTCCTAAAATGGGAGCAGAATTTAGAAACGGATTTCCTTTAGGATACGCAAATAGAACATAATATGAGTTATAAAGACAAAAAATGGAATGATATAGATGTATCATTTCTAAAACCATTTGGAAACGATGTTCCAATATTTTCACCATCAGTATATAGAGAGTATAGAGGTGAGATATGGACAACGTATCATTCTGAAGAACACCCCGTTCATAATTTTATGCATGGAGATTTAAAAGTACATGGTAGATTTTCAAAATCATATAAAGGTGTATTAAGAGGATTGCATTGGGATAATAAGACTTGGAAAATGGTTCAAGCATTAGTAGGTGATATATTTTTAGTAGTGTTGGACGTTAGACAAGAGTCACCAACATATGGCGATTGGAACTCATATCTACTTACTGAAAAATCAAGAGACCAAATTTTAGTTCCACCTGGGTTTGCAAATGGACACTATGCATTAACGGATTGTGTATTTCATTATAATTTATTTTATGAAGGAGATTTCGTTGAAGAAAATGCACAAGGCGTAGTTAAGTGGAATGACCCGGAATTTCAAATAGAATGGCCAACAGATTCTCCAATATTACAAAAAAGAGATAGATGATAAAAAATTTAGAACAATATCCAATTGTTAGGGATATCGATTGGACGGTAGAAAAATTAATAGCGTTTGAACAAAGTATAGTTGATATTTGGGAAGGCGGCAAAATAAGAGGACCCGTGCATTTATCAAATGGAAATGAATCACAATTAATTGAAGTTTTCAAAAGAATTAAAGAAACCGATTGGGTATTCTCAACTTGGCGTTCTCACTATCATTGGGTATTAAGTGGGTTATCAGCTGACTATGCTACCGAAGTAATAAAAGAAGGTAAATCAATTACAATGTGTGACCACGATAATCGATTTTATGCATCAGCTATTGTGGGTGGAACTCTACCGATTGCATTGGGAGTAGCATCCGCTATTAAGAAAGATGGAGGAGATGATAAGGTGTGGGTATTTGTTGGGGATATGAGTTTTGAAAGTGGTATATTCTATGAAGTTCATAAGTATGCCAGACGATTTGACTTACCATTATATTTTGTAGTTGAAGATAACGGAGTATCTACATACACACCAACTGAAGCAACGTGGAATGGGAAAAGAGAAGTTCCTGAAGATGTTATTTGGTATGATTATAAATCAAAATATCCGCATTATGGAAGCGGCAAATGGATTGCATTTTAATATGAAAAAAGTTTTAATAACAGGATGTAGTGGATTAGTAGGAATCCATTTAGTAAAAAAGTGTTTAGAAAAAGGATACGAAGTTATTGGCGCAGATATCAGATATTCCGATAACTTGCCAATATCCGATAGATTTACTTTTTATGAATTGGACTTAACCAATGAAGAAAATGTAAAGAATTTATTTTTTTATGAATCTCCGGATGTTGTATTAAATGCGTTTGGTGTCAAAGGTTCTCCTATGAGGGCAAAAAATCAACCAGTTGATTTCCTATACCCATCATTTAAAATTAATACTGAAATTATTAATCAATGTGCTAAACATAATATTTGGTTAATATTTGTAAGTTCGGTTGGAGTATATGCACCTGCGGAAAAATTTGTAGAAGATAGTGTATGGAAAACTTTACCATCGGAAGCAGATTGGTTTCCGGCTTGGAGTAAACGAATGGGAGAATTGCTATTGGAATCCTATAAAGTTCAGACCGGATATAGTAAGTGGTCAATAATCAGACCTGCAAATATATTTGGTGAATATGATGATTTTAGTGGTAATGGAACAGTTATAGCATCTACTATTAAAAAGGTGTTTGAAGCATATAATCAAATAGAAGCTTGGGGCGATGGTTCTCCTATTAGAGATTTTGTTTATGCAGGAGATGTAGCAGATGCAATTATTGAATTATATGAAAGAAATTATCATATAACTATAAATTTTGGTTGTGGTGAAGAAGTTACAATTAAAGAAATTATAGAAACCATTGTAGAAATCAGCGGAAAATCAATTTTAATAAAATGGGATACTTCTAAACCCAACGGGGATAAACGAAGACAAATGGATATTACAAATCAAACTTATTATAATATTTTACCAAAAATGGGTATAAAAGAAGGAATCAAAAAAACATATAAATTTTATGAAGAAAATAGATAAGGTATTAGTTACAGGAGCTAGTGGATTCATTGGTTCGCGTTTACTAAAAATGCTAATAGAAAATGGATACACAAATGTTAGAGCAGTTACACATAAACGTAATTTAACTAATGATATACCAAACGTAGAAGGTAATTTTGAACATTTTAAAGGCGATTTAACGGATGCTGAATTTTGTAAATTGGTATCAACCGATGTAGATGTTGTGTTCCATTGTGCAGCAAATACCACAAATGCATTAGATACGAAGGTAAACCCACTATTACATGTTACTCAAAATGTAGAAATGAATGTAAATTTAATGGAACAATGTTGGAAAAATAATGTTCGTAAATTTATGTTTATATCATCAAATACAGTTTATCCAAATATAGGAAGTGAATATTGTGTAGAAGAAATGGAAGTACAAACTCCAAATATCTATCCGGCTTATAAAGCAGTTGGTAATATGAAACGTTATGGTGAAACCCTTTGTGATTTTTTATCAAATCATATTCACAATCCAATGCAATGTGTAATTATTAGACCTTCAAACGCATTTGGTCCAAATGATAAATACGATTTTGAAAAATGCCACGTTACTCCTGCAAACATTCGTAAAGTAGCAGATGGTTTAAATCCAATCCCAGTTTGGGGTGATGGAACGGAAGTAAGAGATATTATTCACGTTGATGATATGGTTAGTGGATTCATATGTGTTGCAGAGAATGTTGACAAATATGATATTTACAATGTTTGCTATGGAAGTGGATACACTGTTAATGAGGTTTTGGATACCATTAAAGAGATTGAAGGTAATAATAATCCAATTGAGTATGTAAGTAATAAAGCACCAATGATTCCAGTCAGATTATTATCTAATAGAAGATTAAAGAAGTTGGGATGGAAACCTAAATACGATTTAAAAAGCGGATTGGAAGATGCACTAAATTGGTACAAAACAAATAAACATTTATTTAACCCAAATTCAAAACCATAATGAGTCAACCAGAATACACTCCATATAAAGATGCACTTTCAAATTCAATGAAAGTTTTAGGAGAAAAAGATGATGTTATATTTATAGGACAACAAATAGTTTATGCCGGAAATCCAATGAGTACCACATTGGGCGATGTGCCAAAAGAAAAGATGGTAGAATTGCCTGTAATGGAAGAAACTCAAATGGGTATGAGTTTGGGAATGGCTATGGCTGGAAAGACTGTTGTAACATTCTATCCTCGTTGGGATTTTATAATATGTGCGACAAATCAGTTAATAAATCATATCGATAAGTATGAATTAATGACGGGTAAAAAAGCAAATATTTTAATTAGATTAGGAAAAGGTTCTGATAAACCATTAGACCCTGGTCACCAACATAAAGGAAATTATTTTGAAGAATTTAAATCAATGTGTAAAAATATACAATTTCATAATTTAAAAGATTGGAAAGATATTGAAACAGCTTACATAAACGCTTACAAAAATGGCGGAGTACATTGTTTAATAGAATATCCTGAATTGTATTATAAAAACTAATATTATGAAAAATTGGCCTATCATTTCTTTTTTCGTAAAACTATGGGAAGAAAGACAAAAGCAAAAAAGATTCAAAAAAAAGTTAGAGGAACTTAAAAAAAGAGACCCATTTGTTTATAAAAGTTTCTAATCTTTTATAAAAAGATATTTATATACAAAATAATAGGGTATTGTGGATAAACCAGAAGTTAAAAAGACCGTAGTAGTATATTCGGGCCGTTTTCAACCTTTTCATAAAGGACATTACGCTGCCTACCAAAAATTAGTGTCAAAATTTGGCGCTAGTAATGTTTATATTGGTACATCTGATAAAACCGATTCTGGTAAATCTCCATTTAACTTTAAAGAAAAAGTTGTTATAATGGGTAAAATGTTTGGTATCCCACCAAACAAAATTGTACAAGTATCAAATCCATACGCTCCAAAAGAAATACTTTCTAAATTTGATGGTAAAACTACCGCATACATAGCGGCTGTTGGTGAAAAAGATGCAACTCGTTTAGCAGGAAAATATTTTAAACCATACAAAGGTAAGACTGGATATGGTTATGATGAGATTGGTTATACTTATATTATACCAGCGGATTCAAATCCAATTAGTGGTACGGATGTAAGAAGTTGGCTAAGTTCGGATAATGCTGAAAAGCTATTTTTGAAAGCATATCCAAAATTCGATAAAGAAATTTATAAAATGATAACTAACAAATTGATTAAAGAAGGATTTATAAAAGGTTATCCATCCAAAGAGGATGTTCAAAACATACAAAAGAAAAATGATGATATCCGTTCAGTAGCAACTACGGATGATTCGTATGTATATGACCCAATTGCAGAACAAATTGCAAAATTAGTATTTGAAGCTGATAATTTTATTGAAGAATACTTCTTAGAAGAAGAACCTAATCCAAATATGGATAAGGAACTTACATATACTGCCGCAGATGGTAAAAAGAAAAAAATTACTGTAAGAAACGCATTAAGATTACCAAAAGACCACGAAGCTCATATTCAAGCAGCTAAATTAGTTGGACCAGATGATGCACCTGCAAACGAACCCAAAAAGAAAGATGATAAACCATCACAGCCAGGCCAACCCGTTAAAAAAGGCGATACCGAACAAGGTAAAGCTGATGATAAACCAAAAGGCGATGGTGGAGAAAAGGGTGGAGAAAAACAAGCCCCACCACCAGAACAAAAATTAAGTGGTACTGAATTAAAATCAGATGCAGAAGATAGAGTAGCAAAAGAAAGAAAAGCAGAAGAACTAAAAGCTACATTAGATAATGAAATTAAATCATTAGGTAAAGAAGAGCAGGATTTCATTGAAAAAGGTGAACATAAGCAGGGCTCTAAATTTATGAACTCTTTGAAAGATGGTTTAAAGAAAGTAGCCGATACTAAAGTTGTTAAAGCAATAGGACATGTTTTACAACACAAATCCGATATGGTTAAAGGCAGTTGGCATGCTGTTAAAGCATTAGCAAGCGGACAAAAAGTTGGTTCTACTAAAAATAAAGAAACCGGCGAATGGGAATACTCCGATGAAAAAAGAAAAGAGCAAATAGGCCATGTGAAGCATTTTGTAAAAGATTTAGCTCTTTTAGTTGGTAGTGTTGCACTTGGTGGTGGTTTAGCAGCACTTGGTAAAGCAGCAGCGGGCGGTGGTTTAAGTTTAGCAGCGGGCGGTGGTGTTACGGGAATAGCCTCCACAGCTGGTCAAGCTGTCGGAAGTGGTATAGTTGGTTCATTCACTCACGGAGTAGGTGCATTTGCTGCACATTTGGGTAAAGATGCGGTTAAACACGTTGCATTAGAAGCAATGGGATTGGGTGGTACACAGGCCGCACTTGGTGGAGCAGGATTAGCTGGAGCAACTATGGGATTATTGGAAATTCGTTATTTAGTTACCGAAGAAGAAGAAATGAATTCTGAAAAATATATTCAGAATGTAATAAATAAGATGGCAGAAAAAATGGAAACATTTGAAATGTCAGATGAACAATTATTGGATTCTATAAAAGCATATAAGCAAGGTAAAGAATTTGGTGATTTGGTTAAAGAAGATGTGAATGTAGATGTTGATAAAGGTGATGAAGTTTTAATGGGTAAATTTAAAAATAAAAAAGTTACCATTAAAGATATCGGAACTGATGACCACGGAATGCCAACAATTAATGGTAAGCAAGCAACCACATTTAGAACTGTAAATGAAATCAATAAAGGATTCTTTAAAGGTAAAATTAAAATAGGTGGACAGCCTGTTGATGTAGAAGTTGAATTAGTAGGAGCAGATAATAAGAATAGAGAATTTGTTACCAAAGTAATTGGAATTGATAAGAAATATCAGAATAAATTACCAATAGGTTCTACACTACCAATACCTGCTAGATTATTTAGACATGGTGGTTGGGTAAAAGTTAAAGTTCCATCTGCGTTCAACGAAGTTGGTGCAGGTGATTGGCACTATAAAGCCATTATGAAGATGTGGGACAAAGCAGGTTCATTTGGTAGAAAGAAAATTGGAGCAGCTGTATGTGCAGACCCAAATGCAAATAGAAGAGAAGTAGAAAGAAGTTTAAGAGATACTGATTACGAAGAAGTAACTGATATGTCTGTTAAGTTGGGATTATTAAAAGAAGAAATCCCAGCTCCAGAGCAAAAAAAAAGTAAAGCTCAAATCATAGGTGAATTTATTAAATTCGCAAAGGATAGATTATCTTTAAATAAATTTCCATTTCAAATAAGATTAGTAAAAGATAACGAATTTGCAACTACATTTAAATCGTATGGTGGGTATGACCCAAATACCGATGAAATATTTGTGTATGTTTCAAATAGAAGTATGCCGGATATCCTTAGAACATTAGCACACGAATTAGTTCATCTAAAGCAAAGAGAAATTGGAACTGTTGGTGGTTATGAAGATGGTGCTACTGGCTCCGATGTTGAAAACGAAGCTAATGCGGCTGCAGGAATTCTTTTAAGAGATTTCGGTAGAAGAAACGGACACATTTACGAATCAAAAGAAATTATAAGTGAAGGTGGTGCGTATGGACATATGAACCATCCATTTGATATTTCAATGAATCTTACATTTGGTGATTTAAAAAAGATTATCAACAACGCTTTAGATGGTAAGTTGGGAGTTGTTAGAGAAAAAACCGATGGACAGGCATTAGCAATCAGTTGGAAAAATGGTAAGTTAATTGCAGCTCGTAATAAAGGGCATTTATCAAATGGTGGAGCAAGTGCATTAGATATGAGTGCATTGGCATCTAAGTTTGGTGGTAGAGGTGCATTAAGTGATGCATATAATTTCGCAATGAGAGATTTATATTCAGCAATTAGTGGATTAAGTGAAAAAGAAAGACAGAGTATATTCAAAGATGGTTCAGCGTTTTGTAATTTAGAAGTAATCTATCCACAAAATGCAAATGTAATTCCTTATGGACAAAATCTATTAGTATTTCATAATGTAGTTGAATACGATGAAAAAGGAAACGCAGTAGGTAGTGTAAAAGGTGCTGAAAGTAAATTAGCATCTATGATTAAAGATATTAATAAGCACGTACAAAGTACATATACACTACAAGGACCTCCAATTACAAAACTACCAAAAGATGAGAAGCTAAGTTCCCAAAAGGGTAAGTTTAATGGTATGTTATCCAAACTACAATCTGAATTTGGATTATCCGATAGAGATGGTGTAGCTGATTATCATTATGCTTGGTGGATGAACTTTGTAAACAAATCAAAAAAGAATTTAGCTCAATTAGAAAAAGAAGGATTAGCTAGAAGATGGGCATTTGATGATAAATCATTCGGAATCAAATCAGTCGCCGATGAAGATGCCAGAAAATGGGCAGATGGTGTGGATAAAGATGCAAAGGATAAGATTATGAAAGGAAACCTTCGTAAATTTGAAGATATCTTTTTAGGAGTTGGTGCAGAAGTTCTTTCATTTATGAGTTCAGTATTAACCGCTCAACCCGATGCAGCATTACAATCGATTAAATCATCATTGGAATCATCTATATCAGATATTAAGAGTGGTGGTAGTGAAGCACAAATAAAAAGATTAGAAAAGGAATTAGCTAGATTAAACGCTATTGGTGGATTTGAAAAGTTAGTTCCAAATGAAGGATTAGTATTTTTCTACAAAGGAAATACCTATAAATTAACGGGCACATTCGCTCCGTTAAATCAAATTTTAGGAATTTTTAAGTTTGGAAGATAATTTATATATATATATGTATATATAAACAATAAGTTATAAATAAAAATATTATGGCAAAGAGAAAAAGCTTTGAAGAAAAAAATAACTACATTCACCCAACCCGTAAAAAAATTATAGATACGGTCTTTGGTAGAGATGATAATCAAACTACATTTGGTTATGAAGGTGAAGTAGAAACTAAAAAAGAAGTAGGAGAAATTTGGACTGATAAAGAGGGAAAGAAGTGGGAACAAAAAGAGGGATATAAAATATCAGTATCACAATTAGATGATGTAAGAGCATATTTAGAAAAATTAAATACTTGCTCCGCAGAAGATTGTAATACTATACAATATGGACACGCTGACAAAAAATTAATTCGCAAAACCGGATATTGTTCAAATTGTTTAGCAAAAATGGAAACCCAATTAAGAATTGATGGAACATTTCCTTTTTATGCTGATTATAAAATAACGAGAAACCAAATAGCGTATGTTAGGGATTTAAAAATGAGATTCGAAGATGCGTTAGCCGGACTTTCTAAAACATTGGAATTCGTAAATGAAGATGGAAGAATTGAGAAGTGGAATTACGATGTTGATATGGATAAAGTAAAAGCAGATTTGCAAAAAGATATAGATGGTGCTACCGAAGCAATTGAAGCTCTATTGGAGAGGAAAGCAGCATTAGAAGAAAAGTTATGTGAATTAAATCATTCAGAGCTTATAAAAAAATAGAATTATGAAAAAATTAGTGAATTTTAAAAACATTGCTATTGCAGCATTAATAGTTTACATTCTTTTACAATGGTTTAACCCAGGTGGAGTTATGCCAGGTGGAAGAACTATCCGTATTGAGGGTAAAAAATATGAAGTTATCAAACACGAAATTGATACAGTAGATGTAATCAAAACAAAAGTGGTAACTAAGAAAGGTGATGATATCTATCACGAAACAATTGTTGAAAAAGAAGTATTAATTCCTGCAGTTGTAGATACGGCGGCATTATTAAAGGATTACTATTCAAAAGTATTATACAAAGATGTATTAGTATTGCCTGATTCATTGGGAACTGTGGCTGTAACTGATACAATTTCACAAAACAAAATCTTAGGTAGAACATTCGATGCTAACGTTAAGCAAAGAACTATTAAAGAAACCCTTATTGTTAAAGAACCAGCTAGAAACCAAGTTTATTATGGTTTAAATGGTGGATTTAATAAAGCAGATGTTGTTTCTTCTGTTGGAGCAGGTATTATGTTAAAAACTAAGAAAGATAAAATATATCAATTTACTTTAGGTGTAAACAATAGAGTTGTTGATGGTACTACCGGCGGATTCTCACCATACGTTGGGTTTGGTACTTATTGGAAAATCAAAGTTAAAAAATAATGAGTGTTCAAGGGCAACCTAAAAAGACTCTAAAAGAAATCATCGCCGATGAGTACAAAAAGTGTGCGTTAGACCCAATATACTTTATGAAAAAGTATTGTGTCATCCAACACCCTACTCGTGGTAAAATACCTTTTCATCTATACCCTTTTCAGGAAAATTGTTTAGATGATTTTAAAGATAATAGATTTAACATTATTCTTAAATCCCGCCAATTAGGTTTATCAACCCTATCGGCGGGCTTTATACTTTGGAAGATGTTATTCAACCAAGACTTTAATGCGTTGGTTATTGCAACTAAAGTAACTGTTGCAAAAAACTTAGTAGAGAAAGTTAGGGTTATGCACGATTTACTTCCTATTTGGTTAAGAGATGGTGGAAATAGTTCAGTTGAAGATAATAAACTATCACTTAAATTAAAAAATGGTTCGCAAGTAAAAGCAATCGCATCTTCTCCAGATGCAGGACGTTCAGAAGCCCTATCACTTTTAGTAGTGGATGAGGCAGCGTTCATTAGAGATATCGATGAAATTTGGTTATCGGCACAATCAACCCTATCAACGGGTGGTTCTGCAATCGTATTATCTACTCCAAATGGTGTGGGTAACTGGTTTCATAAAATGTGGGTAGAAGGTGAAAGCGGAGCAAATGGTTTCAATTGTATCAATTTACATTGGACGGTACACCCAGAAAGAAATCAAAGTTGGAGAGATGAACAAACTCGTATCTTAGGAGTTAAAGGAGCAGCACAAGAATGTGATTGTGACTTTATCGGTTCGGGTGATACTGTAATCGACCCGGCATTATTGACTTGGTATAAAGATACATACGTTATGGAGCCCGTAGAGAAAAGAGGATTCGATGGAAACCTTTGGATATGGGAACATCCTAACTACAATAGACAATATATGATATCTGCCGACGTGGCGAGGGGCGATGGTTCAGATTATTCTACTGCGCAAATCATTGATATAGAAGATTCATCGCAAGTTGGTGAATATAGAGGTAAGATTGATACAAAAGATTTTGGAAACTTCCTAACAGCATTAGCAACTGAATATAACAACGCATTATTAGTAGTAGAGAACTCAAACGTAGGTTGGGCTTGTATTCAGCAAATTATAGATAGAGGATATCCGAATCTATTCTATATGAGTAACGATTTACAATATGTAGATGTTGAAAAACAAATGACTAATAAGCATTATAGGCAAGAACGTCAAATGGTTGCGGGATTCTCTACAACATCCAAAACTCGTCCTCTTATCATATCAGCATTGGATACCTATATGACTGATAAGGATATTCTTATTCGTTCAAATAGATTGATTGATGAATTATTTACATTTATTTGGAGTGGTGGTAGAGCAGAAGCTATGAAAGGATATAATGATGACTTAGTAATGGCGTTGAGTATTGGATTATGGGTTAGAAATACTGCACTTAGATTAAGACAAGAAGGTATTGATTTGACAAGAAATATGTTAAATGCAACAACGATACAAAACAATACCGGAGTATATACATCTAACTGGCAACAAAAGAATCCGTATGAAATGGAGATAGGTAGAGGAGAAACAGAAAACTTAACTTGGTTACTTCGATAATTTTTATATATTTATATGTTGAAACTATAAAAAGATTTAAAATGATAAAATTAGGCGGATTAGTTAACTTATCACCATTGAAAGAAATGGATAATCCTTGTTGGAAAGGATATGAAATGGTAGGTACTAAGAAAAAAGATGGCAGAGAAGTACCAAATTGTGTACCTATCAAAGAGGCCGATGAAAACGAGCCAACTGAATATGATGTAGAGAACGGAGAAGATATGAAAGAATTCGTTCAGTTTATGAGGGAGTACACACAATATTTAACAGAAGCAGAATGTAATTGTGTATATGAAGCAGAATATCAGGGAAGAAGTGTTAAGTTGGGCAAACCAATGCAAGGGGATGTTAAGAAATTCAAAGTATATGTAAAGAACGACAAAGGAAATGTTGTTAAAGTAAACTTTGGTGACCCTAATATGAGAATTAAAAAATCAAATCCTGATAGAAGAGCATCTTTCAGAGCTAGACATAATTGTGATACACCAGGTCCAAGATGGAAAGCAAGATATTGGTCTTGTAGAAAGTGGTAAATTTTTGGAAATTCCAAATTTTTTCCATATATTTAACAATTACAATTATTTAACAAAAAGAAATGGCATCAGATAAATCATTTTTTGGTAGGTTACAAAAACTATTTTCAACCAATACCATAGTTCGAAAAACCGAAAAAGGTATTAAGGTAATAGATACCGATGAGCACCAAAGTTTAACAACAAACTTAGTAGATAGATACATGCGTATGAGAACCCCACAATTTAGTGGAGGTTTGATAGAATCCGCAATGGCTTATCAGCAAGTTAGAATTGACTTGTTTAGAGATTACGATTCAATGGACATGGACCCGATACTTTCATCGGCATTAGATATATACGCTGATGAATGTACTGCAAAAAACGAACAAGGTAATATATTAAAGATACATCACCCAGATGATAATGTAAAACAAATATTAGAAAATTTGTTCTACGATATAATGAATATCGAATTTACATTATGGCCTTGGACAAGAAATTTAGTAAAATATGGTGATTTATTTTTACAATTAGAAATGGCTGAAGGATTGGGTATTATAAACGTAATCCCAATGTCTGTATATGAAACAAGCAGAGTAGAAGGATTTGATATAGAAAATCCACAAAGAGTTAAATTCGTATATTCACCATTTATGAATCCAAATAGTGGATATTCTCCAGCTAACGCAGGAAATAAAAAAGAATACGAAAACTATGAAGTAGCTCACTTCCGTTTAAATTCAGATGCAAACTTCCTACCTTATGGTAAATCGATGATTGAAGGTGGTAGAAGGGTTTGGAAACAATTATCTCTTATGGAAGATGCTATGTTGATTCATAGAGTAATGAGAGCTCCTGAAAAGAGAATCTTTAAGGTAGATGTTGGTAATATTCCACCAAACGAAGTGGATAACTATATGCAGAAAATTATTAACTCATCTAAAAAAGTTCCTTTCGTTGATGAAAGAACAGGTGAGTACAACTTAAAATATAATATTCAAAACCTTATTGAAGATTACTATATGCCAGTTCGTGGTAGTGATAATGGTACATCTATCGATACATTGAAGGGATTGGAATATAATATGATTGATGATATTAATTATCTTAAAAATAAATTGATGTCATCTTTAAAGATTCCTAAAGCGTTTTTAGGATACGAAGAAGATATTAATGGTAAGGCAACTTTAGCAGCACAAGATGTTAGATTTGCAAAAACCATCGAAAGAATTCAAAGAGTATTGATTTCAGAATTAACAAAGATTGCAATAGTTCACTTATATTCACAAGGAATTGAAGATGATAGTTTAACTGATTTTTCATTAGAATTAACTATTCCATCTAAAATCTATGAGCAAGAGAAGGTTGAATTATATACTTCTAAAGTAGCATTGATTACCCAAATGCAACAAACTAAAATGTTCTCTAAAGAATGGATGTATCAATCTATTATGGGAATGGCGCAAGATGAACAAGATGAACAAACAGTTGCAGTATTAGAGGATACTAAACAAATGTTCCGTTTAACATCAATCGAAACACAAGGTGTTGACCCGGCAAAAGAAACGGGAACAGACGGCCCTACCGATGTTGAAGAAGAAATTAGTAAAATTAAAAACGAATTAGAAGAAGATGGGGTTGGCAGACCGAAGGATGTAGTTAGATATGGTAAAGATGACCATCCACAAGGTAGAGACCCATTAGGAATTAAAACTCTTAAACAAAAAGAAGGGTCTGTTAATTACAAACCGAGAAAATCTTCCTATTTAGAAGTATTTAAGGATATGGATGGTAATAAAAAGACCATTTTAACAGAGAATTTGGATAAGAAGTAATAATCTAAAAGAAAAGTATATTTATATCAGAGAAATTATATAATTGATGAAAAATATTAAACACTCAAAGTTTAAAAACACAGGATTCATTTTTGAATTATTAGTAAGACAAATTACATCAGAAATTATGTCTGGTAATACTAATTCAAAAGCTGAAAAGATATTAAAAGAATTTTTTTCTTCTAAAAAAGAACTTTCAAAAGAGTTAAAACTATATCAGTATTTGATTAATGAAAAATATAATTCAGAATCAAAAGCTGAGAAATTCGTAGAAACTGTGTGCGAAGCTCGTAAAAGATTAGATGAGCAGAAAATCACAAAAGAAAAATATAATCTTATTAAGCAAATAAAAGAAACTTATAATATTGATGAGTTTACCAAATCTCCAATTTCAAATTATAAATCTTTAGCATCAATCTACAAAATTTTTGAAGCAAGTATTAGTAAAGAATCATTTGAACCAAAGGATATAGTTAATTCCAAATTTACAATCGTTGAAAATATGATTAACTCATCGATTGAAAATAAAGATAAAAAAGTAAACGATAGAGTTTTTGAAGAATATAAAAAGCAAGATGAAGAAGTTAGAATGCTATCTTACAAAATGTTAGTAGAAAACTTCAACAAAAAATACAATAATTTATCAGAAGAACAAAAAAGATTACTTAAAGAATATATCAACAATATTAACAATACTGGTAAATTAAAAGAGTATGTTACTAATGAAGTTAATTCTTTATCAGAAGGTCTAAAGCAAATCGGTTCTAAAGTTTCAGATAAAGTAACAAAAATCAAATTGGCAGAAACAATTTCTAACATTAAGAAAATTAAAAGTGTTAAGAAATTAAAAGAATCACATTTGTCGGCATTAATGATGTCTTATGAACTTTTAAAAGAACTAAAAAATGCCAGCACAATCTAAAGCTCAACAAAAATTTATGGGAATGGTACATGCCGCTCAAAAAGGTGATATGGAAAATCCATCTCCTGAAGTTGCGAAAGCAGCTGATTCAATGAGTGATAAAGATGCTAAAGATTTTGCATCCACATCTCATAAAGGTTTGCCCGATAAAATCAAAGAAATCGTATTAGCAGAATTACGTTCAGTTAGAGCTATACAAACCGATTATGCAAAAGTAATCGATTCTATGGAGAAACATTTAGAATTATATAAAAAATCTAAAGGAACTCCGGAAGAAAAACAACACATCCAACATTTAAAAACATTAACGGCACAAAAGAAAAAATTAGCAGCAGAATTGGATGCTAAAGTTAGTGGTATGTATAAAGATGCTGAATTGAAAGTTGATGAAGCTACTACAACGGGCGATGTTGCCGGATATGGTACTCCATACGCATTTGGTAGAAAAGAAGATGAAGAATCTAAGGGAAAAAAACAAGCTGCATTGACTGGGTATAGTGTAGTAAAAGAAGGTTTATACTATGTAGGATATAACAAAGGTAGAGGACAAGGTAAGGGAGTTTTCAAAGATTCATATTCATCCTATAAAGATGCTAAGAAAGAGGTAGAAAAGCTTGAAAAGCAAAGAGGGGGTTCGTATAATATGGTTGCCTACTATGTATCCGATAAAGATGGAAACTTTGTAATGAATGAAAATCGTTGGGTTGCATTAAAAAAAGAAGATGCACCAGCTACTACAAAAGTAAATAGAGGTATCTCAAACATAAACAAACAACTTGCAGAAATAGAAAAGTTTTTAGGTTGGTATGGTAAATTAAAATCAGAAAACGGAGTTTCTAACGGGTCTTTTTGGAAAAGAACAAATAGTAATATTTATAAGATAAAGGAAAGACTTATAAGATTAGAACAACAAATACGAAAAATATCAGAATAAAATGAAATTAACTCAATTAAAAGAACTTATCAAACAAGTTGTTAAAGAAGAAAACGATTATCAAGAAATGTTCAAAGCAATGTTGGATAGAACTGGTAAATCAATTGAGTCTATGAGCGATACTGAAAAGAAAGCATTCTTTAACGCTGTAGATAAAGCCGCTAAAGCAAAATCAGAAGGTAAGTTGAGAGGATATAATGAAAGTGATGGGGGATACAGCGCAGATACAAGTGGTATGGAATCGGATGTAGATGGGCAAGTTTCCAGTGAATTCAGTAAAGCACTTAGTAGTGTGGCTGAATTAACTGATAAGCAAAAGCAAATCGATACCGATAAAGATGGTGAGATTGAAGGTTCTGATTTAGCAGCATTGAGAGCCAAAAATGAAGGGGCTCAAAAAAAAAAGTAGTTAACGAAGGTGTAGTTGAAGGAATACTTTTAACTATATCCTTTGCTATATTGGGTAAAGTGGTTATCTATTTTTTTAATGAATTAGTTAAAAAAGTAGGTAGTTACATAAATGGTAATAGTGAATATAGAAAAGCTGTTATCAAAATATTAGAATCTATATCTAATAATAAACAAGCTATGAATGATATAGCTAAATTGTTAGATAGTAACGATGGAATAAATAACGGAGTTGCTGATAGAATTTTAAAAATGGGATATGTACAAACTCAAATAACAAAAATGAGTGATAGTACAAACGGAAAATTGGATGAAACTGAATTAAAAAACCATATAAAAACCGCATTATTAAAAGCGTGGGAAGATAAAGGATTGACGGATAAAGCGGTAGAAAAGGTAAAAAAAGATATAAGATAAATGAATAAAGGATTATTAATAGAAACGCATTTGTTCGAAGCTAAATTAGTAGAACAAGATAACGGAACTTATTTGGTTAAAGGTATCCTACAAAGAGCAGGTGCTCCTAACCAAAATAATAGAAGATATCCTAAAGAAATCTTAGAAAGAGAGTGTCAAAAATACGGACAACTTATTAAAGAAAGAAGAGCATTGGGTGAGTTAGACCATCCAGATTCCCCTGTTATTAACCTTAAAAACGTTTCACATAATATTAGAGAAATTGGTTGGGATGGTGATGATGTTGTTGGTGTAGTAGAAATCCTTTCAACTCCATCGGGAAACATTCTTAGAGAATTACTAAAAAATAATATTCGTTTAGGTATTAGTAGTAGAGGATTAGGTTCAGTAAAAGAACTTAATGATGGTACTTTAATGGTTCAGGAAGACTTTGAATTAGTTGGATGGGATTTTGTATCAAATCCATCTACGCATGGAGCATTTATGGCTCCGATGAACGAATCAAAGCAATGGAAAAAAGTTGCAGAAGAATGTGGTAAATGGTGTAAATCACAGGATTTAATGAGAGAAATTATAATAGAATTAAACTAATAAAATGGCAAAGCTAATAAATTTAATACCTGGCAAAGAAATTACCTCAAAAGTAATAAAGGAAGATTTGGAGGATATGGATGTAGCAATCCCATCTAAAGTTGAAAGATTTTTAGATAGAGCATTGAATGTTATCAAATCATATAACTTAGGTAGAAGAAAAGAACAATTAGTAATAGCAAAACTAATAGATGCTTTGGGAATGACTCCGCAAGAATTAGCTCAAGCAGTTCAAAAATTGAAAAAAAATAAAATTGTAAAGAGATAATTATGATAAAGTTAAAAGATTTATTGAATGAGGAAGAAGAATTTCAACAACTTCCTACCGAAATCAAAAAACACTTTTTGGAAATAATTTCTACATTTGGCCAATTTGGTGAACAAATGAATAGAAAATCTGATATTAGAACTGTTGCAGAAACTTTGGGTGGTATTGCAGATGCGGCACAAGAATACACTTTGAGAGAAGGTGGTGATTGGTTTGATAGAGTTACTATTAAACGTAATATGAAGGAGTTAAAAGGATTGCACGAAAAATTCCAAAAAGAAGCATTAGAAGCAAAAGCACAAGAACAAAGATTGGAAGCTCTTTACGAAGATATGGGACATGTATTGAATAGATACTTTGAAATTGCAGATGTTTCCGAAGAAGTTATGAGAAAAAGATTAGGGTTAAGAGAATCGAAAAATAAAAAATAGTGGAAGAATTAGCATCATTACTATTACAAAGTAGAACGCAAACTCATTCATTTCATTTAGGTGTTAGGGGTGTGGGAGCACATTCAGCACACGTTGCATTGGGTGAATACTATGATTCAATTGGTGGATTAATTGATGGATTAGTAGAAGTATATCAGGGTAAAGAAGGTTTAATACAATTATCTGGTATCGGAGTATTGGATAAAAATAATGATATCAAAAACATAATTAATTATTTTGAAAAATTATGTGTAATGGTTGCAAAGTTAAGACAGAATCCAAAATTACAAGATAGCTGGATTCAAAACGATATCGATACAGTTGTATCTTTATTATATAAAACAAAATATAAGTTAGTAAATCACCAATAAAAAGTTATGTTGATTATTGATGTAAAAGATGGAAACATCGAAAGAGCATTAAAAGCTTACAAGAATAAAGTAAAAAGCGTAAAGCAAATTGAGCAACTTAGAGATAGAAAAGAGTTTGAAAAACCATCTGTAACTAAAAGAATTAAAACTCAAAAAGCTATAAGAAAAGAGAAATTACAAAATATTTTTGATAAAAACAAATAATTTCTTTAGTTTTCTAAAAAATTTATATATTTATTTTCGAATATCCTATCTTATATAGGATTTTTTTATTAAGACTTAGTTGGTTAATGAATACCCTTCTCTTATAAGGCGTGACCGAACAACCGACAAAATATCATTGAAGTTCCACAATACAATAACTTCACA